TCAATCTTCGGGATTGTTGTCAGCAAACGACTTATTCAGTAGGCCCTGAACGACACTGTCGGGATCACCCAGCAATTGCTTACTGAATGCCTCTCCCTCGGCTGGACGCGTCGCGAGTAGCCCCCAGGACTTTGTTCCATCTGCGTTAAAGACCACGATTAGCTGATTGTCTGCACAATCATGTGCCTTGCACATGTGGCCTACCGTAAAGCGCTTACCATCCGCCGAAACCGTCTCGACTGGCGACGCTGTGCCCTGAGCTTTACTGACCCAGTCCGGATAACTGAGCATCTCTGCGTAGGCTTTTTTGTAAGGCGCTTTGCTGGCAATCTCGGGCAGATATTGCTCAGCCCAAACGCCTTCAGAGACTAGCATCATGGAGGCACCCGCTAGCATCGAAAGGCTCAGTATTTTCATTCGAATGACTCCATCTCGCTGACTTTTCAGCCGCTTTCGCAGGTTGCACTTAAACATCGGTATGAAAGCTGGGACAGGGCACTGTTTTAGAAGTTTCGACGTTCACCTAACAAACAAGCTTGAAATCATGAGGCAGGCCATGGCTGCCGTGGAGAGGAATAAATCAGTCAAGCTAAAAGCTCCGTACTGTGCTTAGTAATGAATACGCAGTGCGAGGGCACGTGCACGATGACAGCTCCATACGGATCCAGTAAGACAGCATAGTCTTGTAGAAAAAGTGCTGTGATGACGGCGGTCATTTGCTTCGTGTACTTTCGACCCTCGACTTCACTTACGGATGAGTATCATGAATGACGATTTGAAGCAGTCAGGCTCTACGACTACATCACAAGCCACCACCTCTCTAGAGCAGGTCAAAACCGGCAGGGTCCTGGATTTTACCTGGGCGCCAAACGCCAACACCACGACCACCATCGTCTCGGCAGACTTTGTCGACTACAAGGTCGATACTGCCCAGGGCAGCCCCACTGGCGACAGCCATTCCATTGCACGATTTACCTATGTCCAGGGCAAAGGCGGTGGCCAGATCAGCCAGCTCTTTCTGGAAGAAATGCGTGCTGGTGTACGTGCCAATACCCAGATCGGGTTGATGGTAGGACGCAAATGGGTTCTGGACCCCAATGGGGAAGTTTCCGGCAGCATTGGTACATACGTGGTTGAGCAATTCGACGACATGCGCGCCAGTGTGAATTATGTCGGCTCCTTCGCCCGGGTCTTCGCTGATCCGAGAATGGTCAGTTACCACACTGGCGGACATGTGCACACCAATGTTTCTATCACCGGCAGCAGGCCCTTGACCATGTCGGATTCAGGCAAGTCGATGCTGGTCATCAGCGATACAGATGTCACGCTGACAATCGGTGATGAGGTGATTGAAGGGTTCAAGGTGAATCTAATCCAGGCAGCCGCCGGCAAGATCAACATTGCCGTATCCAGCAGCCACGTGATCTACAGCAACGCTGGAAGCCGCACGCACACGCTCAATCCACTGGATGAGCTGGAAGTCAGTACCTTCCCATTCGGGCCGGTGTTCCTGGCCTTTCGAGTTAGACCAACTGCCTAAATAGCCCGGTATAACCAAACCCCAGAAACGCAAAAGCCCCGCTTTCGCGAGGCTTTCGTGTAAATCTTGGCGGGAAACCAGGGATTCGAACCCTGGAGACGCTATTAACGTCCGCCGGTTTTCAAGACTGCCGAGTTAACTTTAAAAATCAATAGCTTAGCTATTAAACATTTCCGCACTTGGTCAATTTTTAGTGGGCTGTAAGCCCCGCAGTTCAAGGGGCGTATGTACAGTTGCGGAAATGATTTACTCCCTCTTCCGGCGTCCTGCCGACCGAACAAAACTACCCAAAAAACACACCCGCTACTACTCTGTTCACTCTCCGGAGGAACACCGATGCCGAATTCAGATCTACTCCCTTCCCTGCTTTCTAAGCTCTACGAAAACCAGCTAGCCCTCGAAGCGTCCATCCTGGAATTGTCCAACTGGGTGGAGCAGCGTGGCTCCGCCGAGGTAGCAGAAAATGTTCGCGGCGCTCTTCAAGCTATCGACGATAACGAGGAGTTCATCAAGCTGACCCTGGCCGTCCTCATGGCGCCTGACTGATCGTCAGACGGGGCTGCAGCTCGTCGCCTAAATTCGCATCACGGTCACCTCGATTACTATGCACACACAGTAGTCGAGATACCTCACCATGAACGTCGGTGAAGGCACCTCAACCTGCCTTGGATGCACTAAGATCTAGAAGCCACCAGATAACCATTAAAAATATCAGCTTGGAAAAGCGTCCAACTTCATGCAGCTTTTTCAGCTCCCGAAAAAAACCTCTTCTTTGCTCTAAACCAGCCGGTAAAAACATTAACCTTATTCATGAAAGGCTTTTCGATAAATCTGAAAGTAAACCCGCACACAACTATCAAAATCGGAGTAAGCAACGAAATAACACCCCAGAATTGTAATGGGGACAACTGCCTCGCCCGCTCAAACCCCAATAAAAAAGTAAATACCGAAAACAACAAAATACCATGCAGCAGGTATATCCCGTAAGCCATCTCTCCCAAAGCGCGTGAAACTTTAAGACTGAGAATACCAAACAAGCTATTTCCGCCACCAACAAAGCAAAACACAATAACTAGCAAAAATCTAGGAATTACATCACTGTAAATCGTCGAATAGTTAGAAACAACAAAGACCAGCATCAATACCATACTCAACGAAACGGCTTTTGAATTCGCAAATCTTATAAAAAAACTGTGGCGTACAAGTAAAGAAGCTAGCATCCCCCCAAAGAAAAGCCACCCAAAACTTTTATCGTAACCGTAGCTGCTAAGAACATAAACTGCGAAAGCAGTAAGCAAGAAGTACTTTACTGGTGGCTTACACCCCATCAAAGCTGCAACAATTGGCAAAAATAGGTAAAAAAACCATTCGTAGGGTAGCGTCCATGTAACACCAGCGTTAATTATCCATGTTGAAGGGAGCCCATTTAAATCTGCCGCACCCAACATTGTGAAACCGAGCCATTTTAACGCCGATATAGCAATCTGAGAAAGTGGTTGCGGCGGGAGATCCTTAGTGAGAACCCATACAATCACAAACAAGATAGCAGTAGATAAAAAGTATAGAGGCGCCAGCCTTAGAAGACGAGAGAGATACAAGCGCGCCCAATCGATCTTCCTAACTCGGCCATCTAGAATTTGATTAAAAAATAAAAACCCCGTAATCATAAAAAACAAGGCGACGCCAATTTGTCCAAAATGCACAAAAAGCTTAGACGGCGGCAGCGCCCAGATGCCGGACTGCAAATAGTAATACCAAATGCATGAATGATGAAGAAAAACAAAAACAGCCAGATACCCTCTTAAACCATCAATAGTCAGAAATCGACCATGAAAAGAAGGAGCAACAAGCTTATTTTCAATCAATTTAGTCGACAGCAAAGACACCGCCAAAACCACCAGCGCAGCAAATACACTTATTATTTCCACTTGAGTAGATTTTCCTAATTCGAAGCGTTGAGAGCCCTAACTAACATCTGCTTTTTATGGCAGCATACATTGTTAGGGAATTTCAATAAAGCGTTGGTTTTCTAGATCAGTGCACGATCTCTTTAACGTACGCCTGACACGCTCGCAGCGCTATCAGTCCTTGATCCCCGTCGTCGGTGATGGCAATAATTCGTTGCGCATGCGCTGGGTCAAGTTGGGCTCGACGGGCTGCATGAACCACGCCGACGGCGCCGGTGGTGGTAGGCACGTTGCAGCTACTGGCTGGATCCTCGGCAAGGAGGACTGACAGCCGGACATCAGCAGTAGCAAGCTGGTCACGCAGGCGAGCTTGGTTGCGTTGGGCATCGGATAATTCTCGGGTGTACTGTTGATCGGATGCGGCCAGGGCCTGCTCAGTTGCCAGGCGCTTGTCCTGCTCGGCGCGGGCTTGGGCGGCGGCGGCGCTGCTGATCGCGGCCAGGTCATTCTTGTGCAGGCCCTCCTGCTCAGCCAGCTTTTCGCCCATGCGCCAGTCTTGAACCTGCCAGGTAACGCCCGCGGCACCAGCCATCAGCAGCAGGATCAGCACCGCCAGGCCGGCCAGCTTCTGTACCGGCGTCATGCCAGTGCCCGCCGCACGCCTTCGGCCAACACAACATCAGGGTAGGCATACCCTGCGTTTTCGTGATGGATGATCGCTTTGACGAAGTCAGTCATAACCACAGGATGGCCCAGGTCGATCTCGGCGCCAGGCCGCGTGCCGGTGTTCGCTTCAACGGCCCGAACATACGCCGCGGTGTCGTTCTCTACCGACGGCGCCCACCGGCTGATGATCGCCTTAACAGTTTTCAGTCCGTGCTTGCGCTGATAAGTCAGCAGCAGCTTGCCCAGGGCACGGATACCATTCTCAGGCGTATCGAACCGTGCAAAGCGCTTCTCAATAGCTGGGTCTGGCTTGAGCTGGCCCTGCCACTGGTTGGCCGGGTTGTAATCGATGTTGCCGGGGTTGTTGTTGCGTACCCCGCGGGTTTCGATGGTCGGCATGCATTTCTCCAGGCGTAAAAAAGCCCGCTCAATTGGCGGGCTACTATTCTTCGGTTGAGGCAATGGGTGGTGGAACTTCCGCCTTGGGCATTTCAAGCCGCACGTCAATCCAGCTATTCAGCGGAACATCCATTGGCGCACCGCGTCCTGAAAGCATTTCGCCATCTTCCGTCAGCGTCCAGCGCTGCTTGAACAGACGTACCGTGACGGTGCCGTCTTCATCTTGGTGGCTGTCAGTGATACCCAGCATTCGCCCCCCGTCGGGCGAGCTCGGGTCATGTGTACGCCAGCCCTCAAGAGCCAGGCCGAGACTTCCAGCAATCTTGTACTCACCCACACCCATGCGTTGTACCGTGACGCCTCGTGCCTCGCTGTTAACTACGCCCCAGTCACCAGCCGGGGCAAACGTCTCTTCCTGAAGGTCGCGACGCTCACTAGTAGCGACACAAGCAATCCGCATAATTGGCGAGGCAGCAGAAAGCGCACCACCAGATCCACGAGTAGTATTGCCAGTGTGGTAGACCTCTCGAGTGGAGGCATTGGCGTAGTCTCCGGATCGGAACCACATCTTGCCACTGAAAGACATGATGATTTGCGACCCAAAATTACCTTCCGGAAATGCCGCATTGATAACGGTTCCCGATGCTTGGGCAGGAGCACCGGCAGTATTCGCGTTCCAGAGCTGAAAGGAATTACCCCACGTATTCAAACTGGCCACCGTTTGAGAGCCGCGATCCCCCATCAACATCACATTTCCCGAGGCGGATCCAGCAGTCAATGTAGCAGCGCTGCCAAGACCAAGCTTACCCCGCGCACCAGTTGCCGTAGTGTCCCCCGTGCCACCCTTTGAAATTGGCACAACGTTCTCGGTCGATACAGTGCCCAGGCCGGCCAACGTAGCGCCCCACTGCTGAACCATCAGGTTGACCGCATCAGCCAAGGCTTTTGGATAGCCGTTCACAGGCACGATGCCATAAGCAGCGCCCGCTGAGGTGGCGCCACGGTAGGCTGGCGAGATAGAGACGGATGTATCGCTGGATGGGTTGATCACCTGATAGATACCGTTATCTGGACCGACAAACATGTCGCCGGATCGGCAGTTAGAAAACTTCGTGCCGACGCCGGTTACAACGGCATTTCCGTTATTGACTGTAACCGTTCCTTCTGCGAACCAAGATGACATAGGTTTCCCCAAAATTTGTTAGTTGATATTGAACATGCCGCCCGATGCTACTGAGTGATCCTTCCAACCATCACAGTTACGCCTGTGACAATAGCGTTCTGTACCCCAATCATCCCGAGAGTAAGAATTCTGCTTGGATAGTTCCACATAGCTGCAATCTGGCGGTTAGCCGTACCTGAGGCAATTGTTACCGCTTGCATGCATAAATTATTTATGAGCATGTACTCGTCTTCATTCAGATTGAACTGTGAATTAAAGTACGTTATTGATACGCCTTGCCCGGTAGTGCCGCTCCCGGCATAAGTCCAAGTATTGCTAGCCCTGACAAACTGGGCGGCAGGTGTGCCTGAATCGAAAATCGTTTTGCGGCTTGCATCACGCAGCCGCACGCCAAAAGTGGCTAATGGCTGGGCCACGTAGCCAGCAACGAACCATCGCCCTACTGGCTTGATCGTATACATATTGAAAATACGGACCCTGAAGCCCGTCCAGTTGCCCGCAGATCCAAATATTTCAAGGTTGCTCATCCCGATGATGCCGTTTGCACTATCGGGCCGAATGAAAACAAGTGGCTGCTCTTGCGTGGTAATTGGTGACGGGAAATACGTAGATGAGGAATTTCCATTTTCCTCGGTACCTACATACCTCCCCTTGTACATAACAACGAGTCTCGAATATTCCGAATCAATTACTACTCGATTATCGTCTCCTGCCTTGAACACTAGCCCATAGGATTCCGCCATATCATTTAAACCTCACCACTGTCAGACGCTGTCTTGTAATTGTTATGGCGGAGGTATTGTATGGATCGCCTTTAATAGTTCTCCACACCCGCACAACTCCGTTAAGAATTTCTGGCTCTACCTGCGCGTCGAACATCGAATTGACTGCCTGTATTGGCGTAGGAAAAGCGGCGGCGTTTTGAGGAGTAATTCCAGGAATCGCTATATCTATAAACTTTGCCCCCCAAGTTTGAGGGGCGATTATTTCAGAATAAACCACCCTCATTGTGAATGACGTTTCATCAAGTTCCACAACGCCTGTAGGCCCCTTGATCCGCATACCGAAAATCATACCGAAAGCCTCCCGACCGATACGCGATCGACCCCGCCCGCATCAAACACCGTCAATCCGTCGTTGTTGAGCAACGATGAACCACCAGTGCCCGCGCTTCTCAATGTGAACGTGCCGGCAGGAATATTGATTTCCAGAAGTGGACGCCCAAGCGAGTCCACTGCCGGCGACCGCAATACCATCCCTAGAACAATTTCCTGAATGACCGCCTTGCTGATGATCGCGGTGTTGAATACGGCCTGGCCGTTTTCAATGACGAACATCGGAATAACCTTGCCGTCGATCTCGTTCACGACTGCCATCCGTTGAGCCATGATCAGGAACTCCGACTGCGACCCGTTTGAACCGAAAGCCAAGCCTGTAGTTACTCGCCGCCCATCTACGATGGTTTGAGCCTGGAGCGTGACCTGGGCAGAAACTCTGTTGTCGAGCCCAACCACCGTTTCGCTTACCGTTTGCACTGACGCGCTGGTCTGGCCGATGCTCGACTGCAGCGTTTCCGTAGTCTTGGCCAAAGCCTCGTTTGCACTTGCCTGCACAACCTTCTCGGCTGCAAAGCTGGCCGTTGACTCCCACGCCTTGATCGCGCCGGCCAGATCACCAGAGCCATCGTCCCCACGAACGGAAGCACGCAGCGCCTCATTGCTGGACGCCTGGGATGTGATCTTCCCGTCTAGGTTGGTGACTTTTGTGTCGAGGCTGGTGAGCGCCTGAGCGGTACCGGTTGCCTTTTGATCGACCGCAGACAGATCGCTATTCAGCTTGGTGATCTGCGCTGCAGACGTCTCGCGGTTCGATGCAACAACCTGTTCCAGGACAGTCAGCGACGACTTGTTGTCGCCTACCTGGGCACCCAGGGTAAGCAGTTGCTGAGCCATCGCATCGTTTTCGCTGACTCGGGTTTTACGCTCGACCGCCAGATCTGCCGTCGAAGTCCAGCCTTTGATGGCGTCGGCCAGATCGCCGGCGCCGTCGTCACCACGGGCAGCTGAGCGCAACGCCTCAACTGAAGTGGCGGTGGCCAACACCTTGCCGTCGATTTCCTCGATCTTGGTTTCGATGATCTGCACCTGGGACACAAGCGCATTAGTGGTCTCAAGGATGGTGCCGATATCAATCCAGTACGTGGCGTCGGGCGGTGTTACTCCCACAGGCACAGGGCCTTTCGCTTGGTAGAGACGTTGATCAAGCCGCACGATGTCGCCCTTCAGATAGGGCTTTGCCGGGTCATAAGCGAGGGCATCGCTTACCTGCTTGATCAGATCCTCCAGCTCCTGCTTGGCTTCCTCGAGGCGTTCATTTACTGAGCCAGGGCCGTCGCCGGTGATCAGCTCGATCTCTTCGCGCAGGCTCTGGTACAGGGCGCCCTTACCGATCTTCTCGGCGTAGTACGCCTCATAATCGCTCTGCTTGCTGCTGGCCTGGCCGTTGACGGCGCCGGGCACAGGGAAGAACGGCCCGACGTTGCCAGTCCGGTCAACCAGGCGCGCCCAGAAGAACAGGCTCGCGCCGGCCAACAGGCTGTGCATCTCGTGCGAGGCCTGCGGGTAGCTGAAGTCGCTCAGCTTGACCGCCGTCGTCAAGTCGGGCGACTGGCTGTACCAGAGTTCCGTCCGTTGGGTGTCCTCGGCACCTGGTGGGAATCCCCATTGAATGCCGATGCCATAGATCAGGCTGGTGGTGGTCAGGAATGACACCGCCGGCGGTAGGCCCGTCTTGCCTTCAAGGTTGGTCAGGTTGGAGCTTTTCCAGATCGACGAAATTTCGAACGCGCTTACCGAACGCACCCGGGCCAGATAGGCGCCTGAGTAAATGCCGGTGACATCGACGCTCGTCGAGCCAGTACGCTGCACCTTGATCCAGTTGCCGCTGTCCTTGCGCCACTCCACGTCATACGCGACTGCGCCAGCAACAGCATGCCACGAGATGTTCATGGTGCTGATGGCGATACCCTGGTTCACCGCATAGCTCGACGTCAGCGTGACGCTGGCCGGCGGTGGTACCACAGTGATCGGGATAACGCTGATCGGGCGCTCTTCCAGGCGAGCGCCTGTGTCGATGTGCGCAAATTTACTTGGGTCGTACTGCACCGCCGAGATTTCGAACACGCCAGCCTCTGGCCGGGCCACGCTGACCACCCGGTAAAGCGGGACAGCCAGATCGTCAGCATCCAGTGCCCACACCAGTTCAGGCTCAGGCGTTACAGAGTAAGCCACGGTTACCGTGACCTGCCGTCCGCTGACCAGGTGCACAGTGCGCCCCTCACACTTTCCGTCAGGCAGGTTGAGGATCAGCCGGTCGCCGGGCTTGGCCTGGGTGTCGTGGTCCAGGGTGATAACCTTGCCGTTTACCGCTGAGATACGCCCGCCGATGGCGCGGCCAGCCAGCAGCTCGTCAGCAATTGGGATCACGTAACCAGGCAGCGGAATACGGCCGTCCAAGCCGACCTTGAACGTTACGGCCCGGTCCTTGGAGTTAGTCAGCAACGCCCACTTACCGCGGCGCTGGGCCTCGGACTCGCGGGTGCAGCCGATAGCGCTGATCTCCAGCGGGTTGTCACCGTAGCGCCGCTGCAGCTTCTGGTCTGTCACTGCGGTGACGTCCGTGTCGTAGTTGTTCAGCGGGTTGTCGTAGCTGACCAGCGCACGGGTGTAGCGGGTGCGCTCCGATGCGCTGGAATAGGTGAACTTGCCGTCGATGACGTTTGCCCGCGTGTAGGCAAAGTCGAAGTCCGTAGCGCGCGGCATATCCGACAGGGTAAACACCTGCCCCTGGGCCCAGTAGGTCATGCCTCGGTAGATCGCAGAGATGTCACGCAGCAGTGACCAGGCATCGGCTTTGCTCTGCAGGTTCAAGTTGCAGATGAAGCGCGGCTCCTGGCCACCCTTCCCGTCCGGCACCAGTTGGTCGCAGTATTGAGAGATTCGGTACAGCTCCCACTTATCCACCATCCACGGCTTGATGCGACGGCCAAGACCGAATCGGTCAGCGGTGGTAATGTCGTATGTCATCCAGGCAGGATTGTCGGTCCAGGCCTGCTTGAACGTGCCGTCCCAAACACCGGAGTAAGTGCGTGACACAGGGTCGTAGTTGCTCGGCACCTGCATCTTCTTTAGCTTAGTCTCGACCGTCACGGCCGGGATGCTTCGGAACTGCTCGGCTGAGAACTCGATGTAGAGTAGCGCCGTATTTGGGTAACGGATCTTCGCGTCGATCACTTCAGTGAAGCCGGCGATCTGCATGGTGTCAGAGATTTTGTTGTTGTTCTGGTTTGGTGTGATGCGGGTGATGCGCATCAACCAGCCAGTCGTGGCTTTGGGTAAATCGATACGGCGTGTGCGCTCGTACACGCTGGTGGTCTTGCCGTCGACAGCCTCGCTCAGTACCTGCTGATAGGCACCACCATCAGTGGCCAGCTCAACCTTGTATTCAATCCGGTACCCGTTGATGTTGCCCCGGGCGTCCACCGACTGGAGTGCGGGCCAGGCAAACCGCACACGCACAGCGGAAAGCTGGGTATTGTTGATCGCCCTAACCCATGGGGTGCCGCTGCGCAGCTCGCTGCTGATGGTGGTCTCGTTCTCTACCGATGGGATGCCCTGAATATAGGTCTGGTCCACGGCCCCGGTGCGCCACTCCCACTTCACGTTTGGGAAGTTCATGTTGCCCTGAGGGTCTTGCAGCGGAGTATTGTCGAGGTAGATGTCCCTGGCCGTTGGCGTCCCTTCGAATTCACCCTCGCCCACGGCGATCAGCATTTTGGCGATGGCGACCGAGCGCAGACTGTCCGGGGCTTCTGTCGGCGTTTTGGGCTTCTCTTCGCCGCCCTTGGCGCCGTGGATGTCAATCTTGCGTGCTGCGCCCATGCTTTTCTCCAGGCAATAAAAAACCGCGATATCGCGGCTTCGGTTAACCTCAAACTTTTCTGGTAAGGAGCCAATATGATGAAGCTCAAAAACGCTTTGGTGCTGGTAGCGGCGATATCAGCTACAGGCTGTGGAACCATCAACACCACTTTCCGAGACGACACCGTCGCGAGCAACAAGCTGGCTCGTTGGAGTTCGAACTGCGATTCCGTACCGAGAATCTACAGCGGTGCCGTTTTTGATTACTGCACACTCGATGCAGCGCCGCGTCAGAGCACCGGGTTTGACGGATACCCATCTGCGTCATTAATTTTGCTAGATATGGGGCTGTCTGGAATTGCAGACACCCTCATTTTGCCCTACACAATTTACCTACAGAGCAAACACGGAGAAATAGAAAAAACGAGATTCGAATAGTCGCACACACACTAACTTCAAGTGACCAGTAGCTTGCTCCGGTCATTGCTACATCTGGTCTTCGGCGTAAATGGCAGCGCTAATGATCGCCCCGCCGACACGGCGTTTGCCGTAGCAGAGCGGTACCGGGTTGCCCGACGCCGTGGTGTTCTTGGCGCTACCGAAGGCGTAGCCAGGGGTATTCTCTGGGGCCGCGCTGGTCTTGAGTCCGCCGGCCTGCGGGCTGAGCATCTGGATAACGCCGCCAGCGACAAGGCCGATGCCAGCGCCGATGAGCGGCGTACCGAAAGGAGTGGCAGAGAAAATCACACCCACAACAATCAAGATCGCGCCGACGATAGTTTGAAGAATGCCGCCGCGCTTGCTACCCACTACCACCGGGGCAATTCGGATGTCACCGGCACCGTTATAGCTCAGTTCCTTTTCTCCGATGTTTCGTTTGTCGCGAAAGACTGCGAACTCTAGCCCGCGCGACTTAGCGTTCGACAGAAAGCGCTCAAAACCAGGGATCTGGACGCAAAGCGCCTTAATGGCTTCGGCCGGCGACTTTACGGCGAGCCTGAACGACTTCCCGAACTGCCGGAGTTGCCCGTGCAAGCGGATGGTTGTCATTGGCTGGTAATTGATTGCTGAGGCCTGCATGGCTTTCTCCTGGCGTAAAAAAACCGCCCGGGGGCGGCTTCATCTATTTCGCTTTCAGTTGTAGTCGACATAAGGGCCAATGTAGAAACCGCCAATATCGCCGCTAATCCTGTAGATGCTCTCCTTTCCAGGTTGCACGGTTGCTGCGATGGTACGAATGGCCGCGCCAGCACATAGACCAGAACCGGCTAGACCCGCGCCGAGGCTCGGTGAGCCAGGGGGAAGGAGGAAGGTAGCCCGTTGACCCGTACCTATTTTCGCCGCTTTACGTCCATCTACATACACCACGATATCGCAGCCCGAGCCAACTGCGCCGGAGTCGCGAACAACTGTGACTTTTCCGCTTTCACCCGAGGGCTTTGACTGAAAGGCGTAAAGCTCATCCGTGGGGACCGGCTTCGCATCCCTAACCGATATCGCCGATGAGGCACACCCCGCCAGCATCGCCACCGCTACCGCCGCTATCAAAATCCGCATACCTAGCCCCTCCCCGTCAATCGGGTCATTGACCCGCGCCCGCCAGATTCACCGTCCGGTTGAAATCCAATAACGCCTGCCATGCGTTCGGCTGGCAACCGAACATATTGTCGCACCAGAGCTTTGCGCTGATCTTGTGTTTGCCAGAACCCAGGGCATCCTTAGAAATCTGCGCGGCCAAGGCTGGGCTGTTCGGCATAGGATTGTATGTGTCGAAATAATCAGACCCGTAGTTTTGAATCTTGGTTCCCGCATGACCCAGAACCCAGCCGCGCGCTGCCGACCACATCACCTGGCACTGATTTTCGCTCGTGCATACTGGCGTTGTTCGCTGGGCTTCCGCACGCCAAGCGTCGACCTCCTGCGTGTTAGCGCAGCCAGCCAAAAAAGCGAAACCTATCAAAATAGCTACCGTGCGCACCATCTTTCAACTCCTGTGATTTTGAACGCACTCTAGCACTACGCCATCACAAGATCGAACCGACCAAACACCTCCTTGAAAGAAGCCTGTCCAGGCATCCAGCGTGGATGGAATGCCAGTAGCGAAATTTGCAATCAAAAGATAGCATTATGCCACCTAAATATTCCCTCCAGAATTCTAATGGATTTGATAAATGGATTTATTTTCTATACCACCTACGGTTTATGTAGCACTAGGCGCAATCGTTGCCGCATTGTTGGCTGGGTTTTTCTCTTATGTGAATCTAGTAAGTGCCAAAGAAAACAAAGTCTCGGAGTTTCGGTTGGCGTGGACTGATGGTTTAAGAGAGGAGGTAGCATCATTTACTGCCGCAATTCAAGTATTGGCCAAACACGAAGAGACCTTTATGGATCTACGGCAGTATAAATGGCCAGATGTTAGCGAATACGATCTTGAGGTAAAATGGATTGAAAAATCTGAACTATTATTTTCTCAGTGCATTGAGAATATGTCGAAAATCCATCTTCGCCTTAACCCAGATCACATAAAGAAACCGAATGGACTCGAATCAAAGTTAATGGATGCCTTAAGGTTATCCAGAGACTGCTTCAATGATGGTGACTACGCAGGTGCCTTGGACGGATGTGGAGCTATCAGAAACACGGCTGCCCCCTTATTGAAACAGACTTGGGAAACTGTAAAACTGGGAGAGCCGGGCTACAGAAAAATTAGAAAATACGCGCTACTCACTGTTGCTGGTGGCTTTTATTTATTGGTGTGCGCGGCAATCGGCATTGCCCTATACAGCACAGTAAAACAGGAAAAAGCTCAACTTGCGAATGTAAAAGAAATCTCCTCGACCAAGTTAATTTCCGAAGAAAACCCTAAGCCATGTTATAAAACAATCCCACTAACAAAAGAGTGTAAAACTCACGACCCGCTACTGCTGAAATTCTTGACTGACAAATACCGAAGATAGAGAACAGAAAAATACTCAGTTACGAAGTCGGTGATTTCATATGATCATTCAATTCAAAGCGCAGGTTTAAAATCACAGGGTTCCCCAGTCCTACGCCTGCAAGCCCAAGGACTGGGATAGCGCCAATATCGGCGCGTTTATGACCTGGAGGTCAATGTGAACGAAGGACAAACCATCTTCCCCTACATCATCGTCACCTCGAAAGAAGACTACATCCCTGTAGCGGAGAAATTCGCCTACAAAGGTGTTGAAGTCGGGTGCGGTGTCATCACCTTTTTGTCAGAGTCTGATTTCGGGACAATCTACGACGCGCTAAAAAGCGTGGGCTCAGGGTATGCGCTGATCTTGGCTGATGATCTCAACTACTTCGGCGACGGCGCTTTCGATAGGGCCTTCCATCACATCAACTGATCTTCATTCTGCTGCCTGTAAAAAGAAGCTTGCCACCGACAACTTCGATTTTACCGCCCTCGGAAAGATTATACGGGCCGCTGAGCAAATACTCAGCGCGCCCATCTTGAACATCAACCTCTACCGGATCGCGATTTGGCTTGCTCCCCAGCATTGAGCGCCAAGCGATTGCCGGGCTGAACTGATCGATCTTCTGCATACCCACTCCTGCGGCCATGCCGCGTCATATTGGTTGTTTTGCGTCTTTATGCCTGAGGATCAGGCGTGTTCGGTCATGCCAAGGTCCGCCGAAGACGATAATTTCCGACGGCCTGCCGTACAGGTGGTGCAACAGGAACGGCCCTGGACCGAACACACCTGAGTCCTCACCAGAGAGCGACGGATCGGTGCCAAGGTATATGCCAGCGTGGTTCGGGTGAACGGTGCGACCAACCTGCATGACGATCATGTCGCCCCGCTGCGGTCGGTCGACGCGCACAAACCCGGCTGCCTCGTATTGCTGCTCGTACAGGCTTGCGTTCTCCGCGCGCTCCCACCAACCGTCGGTGCGCTGGAATGCTTCGAACTCCAGCCCCCACTCACGCAGATACCAGTCGGCGCAGACCTGCCAGCAGTCCCAGGCACCATGCACAAACGGACGCTTGAGCAGCGGCGTACTGCCCGTGGGCGTGATCGTGCGCATGTCGCCCTCTGGCCAGGACAGAATGTGCCAGGGCAAGGCCGTGGCCTCGCACATCGCCAAGTCATGCGGTGACGGCCTGCTGGTAGCGTCCGGGTGCGAGTGAACAATGCCGATCACCTCGCCCAGGTCTTCCGCCGCAGCGTAGTCCTCGGGGTCGAGGCGGAACTCTTCGCTTGGCTCCGTGGCGATGTTCGTGCAGGGGAAGTACTTCTGCGCACGACCCATGGCAAGCAACAAGCCGCAGCATTCGCGCGGATACTCGGCCGCCGCGTGCGCCTGGATGTCCGCAATGATGTGCTTGCGCATGGTCAACTCCGTGCTATCAGGGAAACGGCGGGGAATCCACCGAAGGAGAGTTCGTTGTTCTCGCCGAAGCGCAACTTGCAGGACGACAGGCAGCCCTTGCACTGATCCAGCGCTGGATCATCCGTGAGATTGTCCTCGTCATCGAACATGGCCGCGCCGGTGTACCCGCAATCTGCCCCGCGATATCCGTTCGTCATGGCCCAGTGGCAAAACGTCGTCATCTGGCGCCCGGGCAGCCCGTGGTTGTCGATCTCGCCCGGGGAAGAAAGCTCCCAGACCACCGCCTCGCCGTCTTCGCTGGTTTTCTGGTCGATGTACCAGATCTCCAGAGCCTCCTGAGCCGGATCTGCAGTTGGGTTACCGTCGGGGAAGTTCGCCGCATCCAGGTACTGCGCCAGCGTCTCGCGCACCGTCAGCTTGAATTTCAGCAGGTCCTCGAAGGCCAGGCACAGGGCAGTCACTCGGCCATTGATGTTGCCGGCGGCGAACGTGGGGCGAGAGGCGGTGCCGTCACTACTGGAACTGATGCCATCAATCTGCACCGGCCAGGCCGCGTATTCTGCGCCCTGCCACCAGATCGATTTAGCGGGCAATTCATCTTCTGAATGCTCGTAGGCAAGCAGCTCCTCGGGCGTATGCGGAATGGCGTGCCCGTGGAAGCGCAGGTAATCCGCGCCGTATTCAGTCCCGTCGATTTCAAACAGGCGAATCTCGCCGCCGGGCTCCAGTTTCTGGATGTCCGTGATCAATGCCATGGGTAGGTCTCAGGGATGAAAGGTTTGTTCGAAGGTGGCGGTGATGGCGTAGACCTGTCCCCCGCGGTGCACTGGCTTGTAGCCGTTGCACTTGTAGAGGCCCAGCTCGCCCAGGGGCGGCTCCCAGAGGAAGCCCTTCGCCCCTTTGTGGCGGTCGAGGAATGCCATGATGTCCTTGATGCGCGGCTTCAGCCCCGTAAAGGTCACCGGCCAAGACTGCGACCGGTTGTTAATGCCATCTTCCGCCGACTGGGCGTATCCATCGCCAAACTGCTTGGTACGGACGCGCTGGACGATATCGCCCTCCGCGCCTTTTTCCGTCGCCCAGGTGAATCGTTCGATTGCCATCATCGCCCCTTGATTGCTTTGTTGATGACGCCGCCCTGGCGCATATCCTTCGAGCGCAGTTCTTGATACTTCTGCTCTACGAAGGTCGCTAGTTCCTTGCCGAATAGGTCATAGCCAGGGGCGTCAGCGGTTGACGAGGCGTTACCGTCACCATCGATATGCACCTCGACATTGATCTGCGTGCCACCGGCCCCGCCGCCGCCCATCGCCATAACGCCCAGCTTGCCGCTCGACGTCCGGGTCAGCGGCATGATCGCCTCTTCCCCAGCCTCCCCCATTACACCGGTTTTACCGTTGGCCATGCCGAAAGCCGTAGGCTTGCTGACGATGGAGTTCGTGAATGCGCCGCCATCGGCGAACATCTGTACGCCGCCCGACCAGGCGCCGCCATTGGCCTGGGTCACGCCAGACCAGCCCGCCAATACATCAGGGCTGTACCCTGCCGCTGTCGAGCCTGCTGACGTGGTAGCCCCGCCGCCGAAGTACGAGCCAGCGGCAGATATACCGAGCCCTACAAGTGAGCCGAGAAGCCCAGAGGCTGCTTGCCGAGTAGCAATGCGCGCCATATCCGCCAGAATCGACTTGGTGAAGTCTGCAAACGAGAGCTTCCCGGTCATGGCGAAGTTGACGATTGAGTCCTCCATCGAACTGAACGCGTTGCCGAACAGGCTTTTGGTCTGCCCTGCCACGTTCTGCGCCGAATCTAAGTAGTTGGCCCAGGCCGATGTAGCGCCCTTCGTCCAATCGCCCTGGGCGCTCTCCACATCCGCATAGTTCTGCCGGATCTGGTCAGTGGCGGCCTTGTTCGCGTCTGCGAGCGCCTGCGACTTACGCTTGAACTCTTCCTCCGACATGTTCCGCGACGGGTCGGATCGCTGGTTTTCCAGTTCCAGCGACTGTTGAGCAAACCTGTCTTGCTGGCTGTTCAACTGCCCACTCAGTGCATTCTGTCGGTCACCCTGGCCGACGCCCAATACGGCACGCTGCCCGGCAAGCTCCAAGGCCCGCTGTTGCTGCCCCAGCGCCTGCACGTACGAACTGATCGCCCGCTCCTGCTTGGCGAGTCGCCCCGTCTCGTTGGTAGCCAGTACTTCAAGCTGGCTATCAGCGTCCTTCTGCGCCTTGGCCATCCCTGCACGCGCGTCAGCGATCTTCTGGTCCAGCTGGATGCTTTGCGCAGCCGAGGTTGTCTTCTTGCCCTTGGCGGCTTCCAGTGCCGCAATTTCGGACTCGTAAGCCGCCGTCACTTGGTCGCGTTCGTTACCGATTAGCGCTTGGCGTCGAACCAGATAGTCAGCATCCGACACAAGCCCGGCCTTCTGCGCTGCGTCCAGTTCCTTCTGATAGTTTTTGTAGTCAGTCGCGATAGCTGCCAGGTTGTTCTTGGCGTTGTTGAAGCTGGTCACATCAACCTGTGTGCCGGCGGCTTTAGGATCCTTGAACTTGTCGTTGATGTTGGCGATGTTCTTGTCGACCGTCGCCTGGGCCAGGCGCGGATCATTCGGCGCTACCTTGCGGATATCGTCGAGTTGTTTTTTGTAGTCCTTGAGTGCATCGGCGCGTTTCTGCTCATTCGTCCACGAGGACTTGGCGAGAGCGTCAACCTTTTGCATAGAGGTGATGGCGGCTTGTTGGGCCTTTGCCTGATCGCCTTCCAGCTTTGCAATTTCAGCCTGTGCCGCCTTCTGGTCCTCAAGCATATTCAAGCGGTTTTGATAGAGATCAATCATCTCTTGCTTGTTTTGGAACAGACCTACGTCGCCGGACTGCGCACTTGCCAGGTCTCGGCGGGCCTGTTCGATATCGGCGCCGATGTCCGGGCGGCCGATGTTCTTGAGGCTGTCGGCGGCCCGTGCAACTGCGTTGTACCCTTTCTCCCAGAAGCTCAGATTCTCCAAAATCTTCGGAGTGCGCTCGTTAATCGCGTCGGCATAGGACTCGGTGGCGAGCTTTACGGCGCCGGCATGGTTTCCTTGTTGCTCCAGTGCTGCAATCTGGGAGTAAACCGAAGCAGTCAGGTAGTGATACTGCTCATTGAGTGCAGCGGATGCTTTCACTGGATCTTCGGCCAGCTTGGAGAACTCGGAAACCGTCTCGCTCACTGCCTTGCCGGTAGCTTCCTGCATCGACACGGCGGCCTTCGTAATACCCGCAAAGCTCTCACCAGCTATCTTGCCGTTGTCCGCCAACATAGCCAAAACAGCCGCGGCCTGGCCGGTGGTGCCGACCGTTGCGCTTACCTGCCGCGCCATATCGCCCAGTTGCCCAGCGCTGACACCGGCATAGTTACCAGTGAGAATTAGCGACTTGTTGTAGCTGTCCTGCTCTTCACTGCCTTTGTGATACGCGTAGGCAAGGCCGCCCACAGCAGCAGTGGCGAGGGCCAAAGGTGCCAGGATAGCGAGAAGCCCAGCAGCACCTGCCCCAGCACCGGCGCCCAATTGAGCCACGGCACGCACGCCGCTACCCCAGTCACCTGACGACAGCGCGTTACCTAGCTGTACGACGTTTTCCTGGGCCTGGCGGGTACCGAGGCGCAGCTTGTCGAAGCCGGTGGTGGTCTTTTCAAGCTTTGCATAATCCTTGTCAATCTTGCCCAGGGCGCTGTTGTACTGGTCCTGGCTGATCCGGCCCTCGTCGAGGTGCTTGCCGAGCTGCTCGACCTGGTTGTCCAGCTTTGCCAGTGCCGCGCGGGCCGGGTCAATCGCCCCAAGCAGGCTGTTCAGTGCCTTCTGTTCATCCATGGCCGACTTGGCCAGGGCGATCTGCTGCTTATCGAGCTGAGCCGATATCTTCGCCGCCTCAGCCTCGCCATAGGCGCCGGTCTTGGTCAGCTTGGCGAGCGCGTCACGCTGCTTCGCCAGGTCCTGTGTGGTTTTGGCGCTGGTGGATAGCGACTTCTCCAGTGCCTGCATTTCGTTCATCAGCGAAACGGCGGACTGCTCGGCCCGGCCGCCGGCCTTCGCCATTTCATCCAGGCTCGTTTTCGCCTGGATTGCATCGGCCGAGTCGATCTTGACGCCGAGTTCTGCAATGTTCATCGACTCACCTTGAATAAGTGCCCGTGGTTACGGGCTGTTTTCCCTTTCCTCCGCCATAACGCGCAGGGCTTCACCTTCCAACACCTGAAGGTCAAGGAAGATGTCAGCGAGTTTCTTTTTCTTGATGCCGAGGTACCCGGCCACGTCGCGGATGCTGCTGTAATCAAGACCGATCGCGCCGCCCGTACCTGCACGCCACTGGGTGGACATCCGATTGAACAAGAGGAAGGCTGGCCAAAGGCACGGCCAAACATCGAACTCTTCTTCCATGTCCTCTGCGTCCCAGCCGAAAGCAGCGATCTGCTCGGCATCCGGCGGGGACTCATACAGGGCGCGGGCGGCGCGTATCAGTTTCCCGTGCGGGCCTTGGAGTAAGCATCCTGATAGGCGTCTACGACTGCCTCGGTTGTGCCTTGACAGGAAGTCACCAGCGCCTTGATGCTCTCGTCGTCAAATTTGTCGTCGAACTCCCAAGCCACAACCAAATCCTTGATTTGCTGAATCTGGTTTTCGGTGTCAACGGCAACGATTTCGGACACAGAGGGCTTTTCGCCGAACTTATCGAGGCCGTCCTTGCGCCGCTGGTTCCACTCATCAAACAACGTTGCAAGCTCGATCCGGTTTCGGTATTTGAAGGTGAACCCGACCTTCACCGGATCCTGGCCGACTACCGGGACCATCACGGCCCCCAGGAACGTCGGTGATTGGGCAATCTTGAACTTCGCCATGATTAAGCCCCGCCGCCAGTGACAACAGGCGCGCGATACGCGGTGATCTCGGCGTTGATAGTGAAGCCGAACGCAACTGCAGCACCTTCGTTACGCACCAGGGTCGGGCTTTTGTTGAAGGAAGCGTAACCGGCGTAGTAGATCGTCTTGCCGTTGGGCAGCGACATACGCAGGATGCGTACTTCCTTCTCGCGGTCAGCCTTATCGAGCTCTTCGTACCAAGCCAGGCTGTCATCATCGGCTAGCTGGAAGGCAAAAGCCTGCGCGTTCTTGGTGGTTGGAATCTGCTTGTCGCGGCGCGCTTCGAGTGGCGCGTACGTCCAGTACTGCTGCTCACCGCCGGACATCGAGTTGCCGATCACTTGGTTAACGGCGACCCAGCCGGTGACCTTCTTGGCCGTACCTGCACTGATGCCGTCGGGAAAGAACGAGGTATTCGAGGTGTCAATACCTTCCAGGGTGAAGGCGCCGGCAGCAGCAGCGGCAACACGCACGGCCCGCTCGTTGATGTCCTCCCATCCGGAGGTGATCAGCAGGATGTCACCATTGGCGAAGCCGTTGGCGAGTGCGGTAGCCACACCTGGGTTTGCGTTCGTGATGCTCGCAATCACCTTCGCAGCGGCAAAGCCAGTGGAGAGCGCCAGTGTTGCCCCGTTGGGGAAATAGACAGACATGGGTTTTCCTCTTTGCAGAAATGACAAAACCCGCTCGATGGCGGGTTCAGGATTTGCCCAACGGGCGGGTTATGGCGTGGTGTCGGACCGGTAGGTGAACGATAGCGGCACGGTATAGGTCGAGTCACCGGTAATTCCCGGACCGACATCTACGGGGGTCATGAGGGTCACTACTAAACTGTTTTTCACGTCGCGTACGTACAGTGGGAATAGCGTGGTTATCTCGGCGGCAATTGGGTTGGTTTGGGTCTTGCCGGTGCCAGCCGGCGCGATGATGCTGACCTGAAACACCCCGGTGAACAGCCGGTGATCACCGCCCAGCGTGTTGCTCGCGGTGTCGCCCGGAATCGTGAACGCCCGAAGATACGTCTCGCCTGACGCCGGCGTGTAGGCCGTGTTCTCGAAGACGATCTTCAACTTCTCCGACCTGGCAGCGTTCCAGGCGATGAGCTTGGCCTCATAGATCGAGGCGATGATTGCGTGACTCATACCTGGTTGTTCCTGATGGCCTCCATCACGATCTGCTGGAAGCGAGCCACGGTTACCCGAACCATGCCCCCGGGGGCTTGGGTGGAATGGCCGAACTCCAGTGGAATCGCGTAGGGCAAGTTGTTGATGATGTAGGCCATTTCGCCGGCGGTGAAGTCACTCATTGCCGCGACCAGAGCAGCGACTGTCTCGGCACCGCTGGGGTCTACCTCGTCGAAGGTGACGTTTTCGACCACGCCGAGCGAGATGTGCCAGTTCGCACGGAAACGACCGCCGACGTAGCTTTCGGGCGCCTTGATGTCCATGCCATCGTTGAGCTTGCGACCCTTCTTGAGCCTTCCAGCCTTGGTTAGATTCGCCGGATCACTGCGCAGTGCGCTGTTGTGGTCGTCGACGGCCTTGTTGTACTCGGTCGCTACTGCGTTCTGCGCCCAGATCTCCGGGTTACCCACCGGAGACATGCGAATTAGGCTGCTGCCGACCTCGATGATAATCTCGCGCACACTGGCGTCGATGGCTTCGCCGGTCTGGGCGGCGAACTCGGCCAGGCTGAGCGCAAAACTACCGGACTGTCCGGCGCCTGCCCGGCTCACGACCGCACCTGCAGATACAAGATCGGGTTGTTATGCAGATTGAGCTTTCTCGTGACTCGACTGATAACTCCTGAAGCCAAGTTGGCCAATCCCTCATAGAACCATCGCATAAGGAAATCCTCTCTATGAAAAAGCCGCATACTCAACGATCTAGCATCCATAGCCACGGACGCAATTTTGGCGAACAGGCAGCCAAAAATATCGAGAACGCAAGGAAGCAAGTACTCGCTGACACGGCCAAGGGCAAAAATCTTACTCAGAGCGTAAAAAACCTCCGGGATGCCGTTGCGGCTAGTTGTAGAGAATCTCACCCAGAATGGGTAACAAAGTTTGCAACAGGTAAAATGCCTGCTGACCTGCAACTTTCTGACGAAACCATCGAACTTTTAATTGTGCTTGAGCAAGAACTCAGGGATGGACAGGTGAATCCAGAAACGCTAGACAAGCTGGACGAAATGCTTAGTTATTAGGCTTTCAAAATCACGCGCAGATTGAGTAAGCAGCGGAAAAGTCTAAATGAAAGGTATCAGTTTCCTATTGTCTTTCACTTCCTCAGTTGCGCTGTCCACGTCGCATCAGCAGGGTCCGCGGACACGTTCATCACCCGCAGGCCGTTGACGATATCGCCAATGGCCGGAGAAGCCGGTACCGCTGTCGTCACACCGGCCTCAGACACGAACAGTTCGTTCTGCAGCACCAGCAGCTTTTTGTCGGTGGTTTGGATGAGGGAGCCGTCGATTTCCTTGGAGAGATAGCTGCCCAGAACGCCGCGCCCAGCATAGGTAACTGTGGTTTCCGGCGTTTCGCCGCCCAGGTCAGGGTCATACTCGCCCGCAACCTTGCGTACGCCCTCCACTGGCTTTACCGCGTCGGCCAAGCCCTCGGGGTCATCGAACGCCTCAGCCATTTCAGCCTGGATCTCTTCACGCATACCCATGATCAGATCCTTTTGAGCATCATCACGCCGGAGCGCTTGATCCAAGACTCCAGCAGCGCTAGGGCGAAGTTCACACCCGCCGACTGATCAGTAGATCCGGCCACGTAGGTCTTGCTCACAGAGGTGCCGGACTGCGCCGAAACCGTCTTGCTCTGCACTTCCTTCTGCGTTGCCGTGTACAACTTGCCCGCTGCCGCCTCTTTGGCGACCTGGGCGCCGGCTGTTTTGATCTCGGTCGGAACCGGATCAGGAACAACCCGCTTGATCTTGGCCGTGAGCCAGGCGTTGGCCATGGTCACAGCAAGGACCGGATCACCGGTGCCGGCCCAGCCAGGACCCAGCGAAGCGTCAACATCGGCAACGGTGATGAAGTCGGTCATGTGCGTGTCCTTACTCCTTCGGCACCAAGGCCTGGAGGTCTTCTTTCAGTGCGGTGGATTCGAAGGCGATGTCTTTACTGGTGAGCCACTCTTTCAGCTCCGGCACCTTCATTTTCAGAGGGTCGGTTTCCGGGGCTTCCTGCTCCTTACCGTCGGAAACCTTGATGCCGACGGCCTGGTAAGCATCGAAGATATCCGGTGCATCGCCATCAACGACCACCTCGGTTGCGGAGCCGATGACGCCGAAAAACTCGCTCAGCAGGCGGTAGCACACGCCGCGCTCTTTGCCCGGCTTGTCCGTGTAGATCACTTTCATAAGTCACCTCAAAGCATCCCGGCGCCATACGGGCGCCAGGCTGTGTGGGCCGAATTACGGCGTGGTGGTACCGCTGATCACGGCGGCGAACGGGACCTGCTTGCGGCTGAACACGCGCTGCCAGTTCGCAGCAGCTGCGTACTGGGTCGCGGTCGGGCTGAGGTTCTGAGCCTCGGAGCCCTTCCAGCTGAAGCCTGCGGGCTGGAGGATGTAGGTCTTCCGCTCCCACAGCACTTCGGCACCGCCGCCGTTACCGCCGCCAGGCTTACGCTCCAGCTCAACCGGCATCTTCGGCGTGCCCTCGCCGTAGCCGAAAGCGCCCTGGCCGAAGAACACAGACAGGTACTTACCCGCGCCATACACCAGGGCATCGTCCATGAACACTGGCTTGCCGAGGTAGGTGGCCAGGATGATCTTGCCGTCGGAGTCACGCAGGTACTCAATAAGGTCCTGCTTGACCATCTGGTTCATCACCACGGAGTGCACGCCGATCGCGCCGAACTGGTCAGCTGCGTCGCCGGCGGTAAACGCGGCATCCTGAAAGGCGTTCGCACTGATGGTCGCACCCGCGTCGATGACCATGTCACCGCCGTTGTTCGCGATGTTCGAGGCGATGATGCCGCGAGCCGCGCCCAAGGTGTAACGCTGCCACTGGCGGGTCCAGTAGGTGCCGAAACGGTTGCGAATCTGCTGCTGGGGCTCGCTGTTCGCCAGCTCAGCGGTCAGGTCAGTGACGCCATAGCCTTTGTTGAGGTATAGAACGCGGGCACGCATGCTGTCCTGGGTAACTTTGCCGACTTCGCCCTGGTCGTTCGGGTCATCGTTGCTGATGTTAGGGGCTTCATCAGCATTGAGATCCTGCCAGTAGCTGATTTCGGCGGTGCCCTGGCTGCCGGAGGCGATCGCGTCCAGCACAGGCGAGCGGGTCACAATGCCCGACTCGTACACAGCGGTCTTTTCCGGGCTGTTAACCGGCGCCAGGGAGGCGTAGTAGTCGCCGACGAAGATGTCGGTCAGTTGGGTAGTTGCCATGGATTAAGTTCCTTTGGTGGCCTGGATTTTCTTGAAGAGCTCAGGGTTGTCACGGGCGATCGCAGCGCGCTCGGTTTCCGTGTACTCACCCCACTTTTTCGTGGCCTTGCCACCTTGATCACCGGTCTGCCCGGCACCCTGAGCCCTTGGCCACAGGTGTGTTGCTGTTTCACGCAGCGATTCCGCCCATTCGAGCGGCGACAGCGGGGTTTTGCCGTCCTTCCCGTAAACGACCTCGCCGTCACGGTCGGTGGCGATCGCCTCGCCGTCTTCACTGAGTTTGAAAGTGCCCCGGGCGCGCAGGATGATGTCCTCGCCAGCCTCAGGCAGCGCGCCGGCCTTAATGGCGGCAGCGCGAATGGAATCAGCCAGCACCTTGTCGCTGTACTTGGCAGCGAATTGCTCGGCCTTATCGGCTCGCGCCTTCTCGGCTGCCAGCTTGGTGTCATAGTCGGTGCGCAGGCGCTCGGTACGTCGGGTGATGACCTCGTCCAGCTTGCCCTCGGCAATCAACTTGGTCTCTTCATCCTGGCCTACCTTGGTAAGCAGGCCCTTCACGGCTGCGATGTCCAGGCCTTCGAACTGGGATTTGAAACCGTCCAGTTCAGTTTTGGTGGTCCGGAGCGAGCCAAGCAGCTCGGTGTTTTTGTTCTTGAGGCCTACGGTTGCAGCCTCAACAGCTGCAGCAATGGCGGTCTGAACTGCCGGGTCTTCAAGGTCAATCTGGTTGTCATCTGCCACTTGGTGCACCCCTTGGGTTTGGTCGGCCCGCTTTGCAGGCATAAAAAAACCCCGGCATGGCCGAGGTTTACTCTTGAATCACTTTATCTACAGAGAAGGCTTACTCCGCTTCACTTATGGTCACAATTGACCTTTTGCGAGCGTCCTCAAGCATGCCCAACAACTCGCGTGCGTCAGCTTTCCAGGATTCGCATTTTTCCTGCGCTAGCTTGTATTCATCATCAATCGCGTATTTCAGAAGTGCTTGAAATGCTTCCTTGGAAAAAGCGAACTCCTCTGCATTGTGAGCCGTTTTAACTATCAGCTTGGCTTCTCGCGCTGCGCAGGCGTTCAAGCGATCAAAGTAACTCTGATTGATGCCTTCACCGTAAACCGCACTTTTTACGCCCTGAGCCTCCAACTCGTTTAAAGCCGGCCTAATGATGCTTCGTCCCAACATTGAGAAGCTGACATTCTTGAGTTCTAAAATCGTCACAGCATCCCCCCGGTCAAGTCGCCGGGGTAATTTCGAGTCTTCCGACAAATGGTGCGCTAAATCTAAATGCGTTTTATCGTCATCATAAGACAGGCTCGCGCCGAAAACGGTAGCAGGCACAAGCCCAGTAGAAACCAATATCAGGGTGTACGTTTTCGACTCGAAGTGCTGCTGTATGGTTAGTTTTGGCCTCTCTCGCTCCTGTTGTCTCCTTACTTGCCACAGCGTGACAATGACCGCCAAAAACGTCCCGATGCCAGAAACCCAGCTCCCCGCAGCATTCCAATCCCAAACATACTTAACGGTGGACACAGGATTTAGATTAATCCCAGCCGTGAGCCCAAGACTTGCGCATGTAACACATGCAACTACCAGCACCACCACTCCAAGCATCCAGTTCATTGCTCAGCTCCCTTGAAAAAGGGGAGCCTTATATCAGGCGCAAGTCGACAGACTCAAGCTACCGAACGATTGAAAGTCCACGCTTCACTAGGTAATCGGCAAGCTGCGCCCTGCTCGACGCATAGGGCGGCGGACGCATACGCAGGCCTGGCGTATCTCGATTCAATCGAGTCCGCTGCCCGTTCGGCTCGGTACAGTGAGTCGGCTCTTCGATCTGGAAGCCCTGCTCAGCGGCGTAAAGTTCGACCGCCAGCCGCACCTGGCCCCATTCAAGCTCAAAGGGCACGAATGTCTCGGACAGCGTCTGGTATTCGATCTTGCAATCACGTCGGGGCCAGGCCATTGCCTGCTCTGGATTGGCTTTTCGACCCTTCCACTGGCGACCGTTGATATCGGAGGCTGCGCGCAGCAACAATTCGACCTGCTCAGTCTCAGCTTCAGGTATCCGGAACCCGTAGTAGTCGCGGTAGAAGTTCAGCTTCTCCAGCGGCACGAAGCTATTCGCGTCTGGCCTCCCCTTCCCGTCCTCAACGATGATCTGCATGTGCTATCTCAACCTGGTTGAGCGCCGAGTGTAACGCCTGCTCGGGTGAACATGTCGGGCTCTGCATCCTTCAACTGCGCCAGCGTCAGCGGCTTGAACGACTTATCGAGTTGCAGCTTGGCAAACTTCTCCGGCGTCAGCCCGCCATCGCGGAACAACTTGCCCCGGACCGGCCCAAGGGCATGATCTTGGAAGCTCGCCGGTTGCGTTGCCAGCCACTCGTAATAGTTCAGCCCTGCGTCGACCTGGGCCCCGCCGTTGTCGCCCACCGAGGCGCGTGTGGCGCCCTTGGCGAACATCTCCGAAAGTCTGGTGGTCGGCACCGTGGTTGACCGGCACTTGATATGCGCCGGCGGCAGCGGGCCTTTGCCTAGGTCGAAGCGCATCCCGTCCAGGCCCTTGCACTGCTGCGAGGTCTTGCGGTCGAGCGTCGACACCCAGCGATAGCCCAGCACCACGTCACTGTTTGCCTTCAGCGTCTCCATTCGTGCCGTGGTGGCCACGTGCTGGATTGCCGTCTGCACCACGGCGGCAGCATTGCGATTGCTCACCGCCAAGACGCCGTCCGTGAAGTTCTGCGCCGCGGTACCGCGAATCGCCTGGATGATCTGAGCATTTGTCTGGCCCTGGCCGAAGCCGAGCCGGATGGTGTTCGTGACGCGCATCGTCTCGGTGCGCGTCCAGCCGCTGACGAAGCTCTTCAACAGCTTGCCACCGTCGATACCCTTCACCTGCAGCGGATAGGAGAACACAGCTGCGCGGATCACCGTGTTGGTCGGTACCACCGCGTCGATGGAGAGTGCATTGCTCAGGCTTTTGGACTCAAAGCTCGACTCATACAGCGCGATGTCGACTAGATCGGCCTGCACCAGGTCGCCGTAGGCCTTGTATATCTCCAACAGTTTGCCGTCCACCCGGGCCAGGAACTGCTCAAGGCGGTCCCGGCTGTAGGTGGTCAGCTCCTTGCGGGTGAGTTGCTCCCGCACCATCTTGTCGATCTGGCGCAGGTACTTCTCGAATTTCTTGACCTCACCGGCCTTAAGTCGCTCCAGCATTACCGAGTGGCGGGTCGTCTGCTCCAGCAGTTGGCTGTCCGCCTGCGCCAGGCTTGTCGTTGGCATCGTCGTTGTCCAGGTTGATGCCGGCCGACTCGCGCTCATCGCTGATCAGTTCGGCTTCGTCTTCGTAGGGTCTCTCCGGCAACTTACCGGTGGTGAGGTATTGCCAGTAGGTATCAGCGCTGATCGTGCCGGCCATCACGCCCTTAAGCAGCTCGGCGAGAACCTGGGCGTCAACTACAGGGGTCACAAACTCAGGATTCACCTTGAACTTGACCTGCTTGGGGTCGTAGCCCTTCCACTCGGCTGCGTACCGCAAGCCCTGCTCGACCGCCTCAGCCACCGTGATGACGATGCTGTGCAACGTGGCGTGCTGGTCGTTCTGGCGTGTTTTGCGCGCCTCACCCGACTCGGTGCCGCCCACGTCCATGACCTTCGCACCGGCCTCAAGTGCGGCATTCTTCTGGTCATCCATGGCCTTGCGCACGGCTTCGATGCCGGCGCCCTGGAACTCTAGGTAGCCGCAGGAACCGGAAGGCCCAAGATCCCATGCCGCCGAAGGGCCGGTGACGCTCAACTCCACCGCCTCATCCAGACCAGAGACCCACGGCTGCGGGTGGCTGGTCTGATGCAGCGACGTGAAGTAGTCAGCGCTTAACTGGTAGGACTTCAGCGCGGCCCGCGCCATGGTCAGCAGCGGCACCTCGTCCACGTCCGGCGAGTTGTCGGTCGAGCCGCAGTAGATCACCGGCAAGTACGACAGGCCTTTAACCAGGCGGTTGTCGGTACCGGTGGTGCCCAGCGGCTTTTCGTCCTCGACCAGCTCACCGCCTTCATTGCGCACAGCGGTGTAGCAAACGTCGCCGTCCATGAAGAACTCACGGAACACCGTGTCACAGTCATGGCTGTAGCGATCGCCGCCCTTCTTGCGGAACTCGCGGAACACAGAAAGCACCAGGTCCTGCCGGCCGCCTTGGTCAGCGGTGTCCCAGTTGATCGCGTTGCGCGTGGCGTACGTCGAGAAGTACGGCTCGCCGCGGTCATCGATGTTCACCACCAGCGGCACCCGACCATGGGAAATGGCCTGGCGCACCATGCGGAAGAACAACTGCTTCAGGCCGAAGCCGTCTGCCGTTGCGTTGTCTTCCAGCCCCTTCAGTCCGCCGGGCAGCTCGATCTCCGGAATCAACCGCGAAACCAGGCCCATCATCGACCGCAGCGAGTCGCGCACCCAGTGCTCGTACTGGGCCCGGTTCGTGTAGTTCTCGTAGAGGTACTTATTACCCGCGCTATCCAACTTTTCAGCCTCAACCATACCGCTCGGCTTGGGCAGATTGCGCTCGTTGCGCTTCACCGCGCACTCACCCTCGAGCGCGTCGTCCATCATCTCCCACTCAGCGATATGCGCCTCGTAGTCGGGGTTTGTCGATTGCACTGGCATCAGGCCAAGCCTCCAATTCGGCGTGTTCCGCCTGTGCGTTTGCGCCTGCCCATCGAGACGGCGAAGTAGCGGAAGGCGTCCGCGCCGTGCGATGACCAGTCGTGAAGTGGTTTGTCTTTCCAGCAGCCGCGCTTGTCGTCCCACTCCTTTCGGTAGTTCTCCAGGCAGGAAATACCCAGTTCGCACTTGGACTCATCGAAGGCACAGGCCGGAAGGATCTCCCGCACCTGCTCAATGCCCTCGTCGATGCTGAGCTTTGGAACAACGCTGAACTTGAGGCTGTATTTTTGCCCGTCGATCTCGTAGCCCTCCCTGGCCAGCTCGCGCCGGGTCTTGCCGTCGCTGCCGAATTCACGGTTGTCGATGTCGTGCGGGCCCCAGTGATCGCCGTACGTGTACTTTCGATCCTTGAGCACCTTCATGTAATGCCGCAGGCCTTCACCGCTGTTCTCGTAGAAGTCGATGACGTGGTATTCCTCGCCGACGATCCGAACGAACCAGATGGCCGTGGAGTCGCCGACGCCGATATCCCAGATCGTGTGCACCGGCAAATGGCTGTTGTCGGATAGCGCGCCAATGCGTTGAGCCGCGTAAAGCTTGGTGAACTGCTTGGAGTAGTAGGCGCCCTCAATCGACTGCTGGAAGGCTTCAGCCGGCAGAGACGGGTATTCCCGCTTCATGTCGTCGCCGAGCGTCTTCTCCTTGGCGGCGTACCAGGCGCGCTGGCCGGGGTTAGTGTCGATCCCGTGCTTGGCGAACAGCTCGTTGAAGTAATCGGTCAGGCGCTGAGGTATGACCACGTCAGTCGGGTCAAGCCAATAGGCCTTGTTCTTCCACCAGGAGAAGAAGAAAAACTTCCAGTCCAGCAAGCCAAGAGGCACACCAGCTAGTTGCTGCCGTTCCGCGCTCTGCGAGTAGTCGAAGAAGTAGCCCGCCCTGCCCTCCGCCGTCGATTCAATCGTGACGAAGCAATCGGTAGCGACAGCCTCGAAGGCGCCGGTGACGATCTCTCTGGCCTTGTGGGGAAACTTGGCGCAGATCTTCCCGAACTCGGATACGTGCAGATACCGTAGAGTCCCGCCCCGGAAGGATGTGGACACGTAGAGCGATCCGCCCTTGCTGAACACAAGCTCACCAGCAGCATCGTTAGAAGCAGGGTTGGCAGCGCGTATCTCAGCAGGAAGGTTGTCGTAAGCGTACTTGACCTTCTCCCGGAACAGGCGCTTGGCATCGTTCAGGGTGTGAGCGATCAGCGCGCACTTGGCAGACTCGAACAGTGCGGCGTCGAGTTGGATGATGCAGCACTCGGTGGTGAAGCCGAGTTGCCGGGCCTTCAGGATGATGTTGCGGGTATGCATCCCGTCGAAGTATTCGATCTGCTCGTCCGTCATCCGGAAGCGGACCTTCTTGCCCTGCTTGTCAGTGATGAAGTACAGGTTGTTCAACCGCCAGCGCTTATCCCGGAGCAGCTTCAAGTGCTCGGGCTTCATTTCAGGCTTCCTTCGATAGATCGTCCATCAGTTTAGAGAGTGCATCGGCATCGCTGTTGCCTGACTTAGTGTCGAGGTCATAAGCCTGGCGCTCCAGGGAGATCAGCGTCTTCAGTGTCTCGGCCATTTCCTTCATAGTCTTGGAGCGGCCCGGCAGGCTAATCACCTTGCCATACAGTTCGTTACGCTTATCGAATCCGTTGTCGTCAGGGTCGCGCATCAGCTCGCCCAATTGATCGAACAGCTCCCGGTTGTCAGTCAGGCCTTCCAGCTCGTCCAGCAGCTTGTTCGTGAGCCGGCGGCCGCGCGAGATATCGCCACGGTGAGCCATCCGCACATTGGCGATGACCTCAGCATTTACCTCGATGATCTCTCTTTCGGTATCCGCCTGTTTGGTGGATACCTCAGTGGATACCGTGCGTTTGGATACCAGCGAATCGGCCTTCGCCTGGATCTTCGCCTTGAGGTCTCGCTCCCAGCCATCGCGCTTGGCGCGCTTGTTGATGGCGCCGTGGGTGATGCCTTGGGTTGAGGCGATCTCTCGGATGGAAAGCAATCCGGCCCGGTAGGCACGCTCGATCGCCTCCCAGTCGGGTTGCTTGGTTGTCATAAATTGTCTCAGGTCAGCCTAAAGGCTGGATTGAAATAGTGGCGCGTTGCCGGTATTGGTTAGGATCAACTCATCAGCAAGGAACGCAACATGTCAGTAGCAGAAGACGCAAAAGTCACTATCCAAACCGTAAAAGGAAACCCGCCCGTATCTAGAGCAAATGCTGTTGCAGCGGCAATCGGACTGATAGCGCTGCAGGTTCAAGCAGGCAAGGTGGATAACCTGGAGAAAGCACTAGACGAACTTTCCAGTTTGGCTACGAAGATCCAGAACGCAGCAACGTAAAAAGCTGGTGCCGCACTAACCTGCGGCACACCTACCACTAGCCCATACCGAGATAAATAATGCACAAGTACGAATTGACCTATGAGCACATGAATGCACCGCAAACAATTCAAGGCGAGGCCCCTGAGCGGGTGGATGCTCATGAGTTGCTGATGAACGTGAAGTTCGGGGGGACAGGTAACCAAATCGTCGGGACCAAGAGTCTCGAAGAATCCTTAGAGCTTATGCGCCTGACCAACGTCCGCGTTACCTGGCTCTAGAATCTCGGCCACCACTACAGTGCGGATTGTGCCGCCGGTGCTGGTGTCGCGCTTGGAGGCCATCTCTACTGCCTGATAGGCACTGGCGCCCATGTCCATTGCGGCGAACGCGTAGGGCGTACCACTACCAATGGCGTAAGCGCGATCCAGCATGATCGGCGACTTCCACAGGCCCGTAGCGTCATCCACGGCAACCAGCATCAACTGCTCACCGTCCAACACGATGGCCGTAACGTCGATGTTGCCTTCATGCTTTGCACCGAAGTAGGTATCAACCGGGCGCTGATAGTCCGAGACGGCGCCGGAGCAGAAGAACTTCACACCGTTGCGCTCAAGGCATTTTTCGTAATCGTCGTAGGTGATCACATCACCACGAGTCACCTGGGAGTCATAGGCGATCACGCCGTCTTTGTAGGCAATTGTCGTCACGCATTCGGCTCCAGAGTTAACAGGCCAACCTCGATGATGCCTATGCCAAGTGAGATGGAACCTGATGCTCAAGTGATTTGGAGGGAGGTGTCGGTCTAATCATGATCCCCTCTGAAACTTTGAAATGGTCTAGAGGAGACCTTTACAATGATGGTCATAAGCCACAATCAATAATTCGGGTAGTCAGTCCATATGGCACGTAACGGGCAACACAGCACCAGCGCATCGGGAAACAAAAAGACACAAGAATCCCCACCTGGTTTCCGGTGGTCCATAGCACTGAACTGGCTCGGAAGCGCTTTTGCGATAGCGCTATTAACGACTCTTGCGTCGATGTGGCAGTCGTCGAATGTCAGATCAGCTGAGGACGGTGAGAGAAAGGCCCTATTGAAGACAACCACTCAAGAACTGGTCGACAGTAAAGCCGATAACAGAAGGCTTACCGAACAAAAGGACCAATTGCAAAAAGACATCGACAGTCTTCGAAAAGAGCTACTAGAAGAAAAAAGTGCCAACCTTTACAACCAAAAAATTCTGAGAGAGACGGAAAGTCGGGTTGCCGTATTAGATACAGAAAAAAATAATCTCGCAGCACTTGCTCATAAGAAGGACCCTTGCGAGGCCGAAAGGCAGCAAATAAAAGATATCGAAGAGCGACTCGACGTACAGCCTTTTTGGACGCATGCCCTAAAGGGAGCGCAGCGCGAGGAGGCAATTGTAGCCCGGGATAAAAAATACGAAGCGCTGAATATTTGCCTAGGCCAAAGGCAAGGCTGAATCCCCCCATGCTTGGAATCTCGAAACATAAGCAGCACCCATGCAGCCTTCAATCCCCCGCCACGATTCGGCGCATTCGAAAACGTGGCGCGGATTACGCTGCAAGCTGAAGCTGCTGGTCGAACAGCTCCCGGATCTCACCAAGCCTGCGCATCACAACCGGCTCACCCTTCAAATGGATCAGGTGGGCCAGCTGATGAACGATCCCCTCGTCCGAAAGCACCTGGCTTGTCGGCAGCTCCTTGAACCAACACACGAACACCGCGAAGTGCATAGCCCCTGGTAATTCCTTCAGGAAGCGCTTGTCAGTCATCTGGACGTATCGGGCGTGCTCTTCGCGGAGGTCTTGGTAGCTGGCTGAGTAGGTGTGGTCACCGAGGACGTAATCCATTCGGGCCGGCCTCAATAGATTGGCGCCGGCAGTACCGGGCGCCTTTGGTTTAATCGGTCAGCCGTTGCGGGTCGGCAGCTTGAAGTCTGCGAACCGGTCAGCCAGGTCACTGATCTTCTTCACCCCGATGAATCCGATACCGCCCCCGAGGGCAGCGGCAAGGTTCTGAGGTAGCCCGAAGTACTCAAGGAGTGGAAACGCTCCGGCCGTGAACAGCGTGCACAGCAGCGCTTCAAGAGCCGCCTGTCTTCGTGTCCCGCCGCCGTAGATGATTCGCAAAGCAGATATGGCGAATGACAGTGCTGCGGCATACAGCAGCGGCGCATGCTGGCTCAGCCACGCAAGTACAAGCGCCCAGGTATCTGGTTTGTCTGGCATGTTGGACATCTCGGTTCCTCCCCGTCAGGGAGTTAGGAATACGGCAGGTCGTGACCTGCGGAATTGAATCGGCTCAGAATGCACTCCCAGCTCGGAGCAATGGGTGTGGTGGAGCCGAAAACTAAAAGACCCCGATCAATGTCGAGGCCCTAAATCGGTGCGCAATCGCAGCGCGCGAGGTATAAACCACGGCGAGCTTTTTAGAGTTCTATGGACAGATAAATGACCAAACTAAGTATCTTCGCCTTACTGTTTTCCGCCTTCTCCCTTCCCTTGCATGCGAGCGAAGCTGAAGACGAGCTCCTGTTCCAAGTGAACCGGTGCGTACTTGCTTATGCACATGACACGCGCTCAGACATGGCTGTAGTCGACAAAGCCACCGTGGCGGTCCAAATGTATATGCGTGAGCGCGGGATAAAGAAAACCTTTGCGGACATTTCTGCGATCTACGATAGGGGCCTAAAAGAAATACTGGGACCACCCGATTCTTCAATCGAAGAGCGAGCGACGCGCGCCCGAGAGATCACCGAGTCCGATCTTTGCAAAGAATTCTTGAGCAGCCTGCAGGCTAAATAGGTACTCGGGCTGCCGGTGCTGTCCGTACGTCGCACTACCGGCTATCGACGTCCAGGCCTTCCCGAGGGCTGCCCTGGCTACAGGTGAATTTCAGGCATAAAAAAACCCGGCTTAATGGCCGGGCTCTTGGAAAAATCTCACTACTCTGGATTAACGCACGATACCCAAATCCACAATATCCTTACGCCGCCGCTCTATCAATGCATCAGCCTCCGACTCTGTAAGCCCTTCTGCGATGACTACCATGCCGTGAAAAACGGTCCAGCACTTAGCTGCGCGCGAAGCTTTGTTTCGTTCTTTTCTTAAGGTATCCATTTCTACTCCTGATCAATTAACGACGGAGGAAATCTACCATGCAGAAAGGAAAAACCCGACACTTGGTCGGGTTTAAGGTTTCGTGTGCGTTTCGCGTTACTTGTGCACTATGGGGAAAGTACATCAAAAACCCCAACATGACAACACCTTTATGCCGCTACTTCTTCTTTTTCTGCGTGAATAACCTGCCACACAGGCTGCTGCACACGAATATCCACTTCTTCAATGGCGTCTCGCAGGAAATTCCACGCTTCTTTCCAGTCTCGATCCCATACTTTGGGCTCTATGTGGACGCCGTAGAGCTTGAGCATGCCCTCGGCGATACGAGCGGGTCCCCACTGAGCACCGTCGTGAGCCTCCACCTTGTAGGACTGCAGGGCCATCGTCACAAGGCAATGCACCTTCGCCTCCTTGGCTTCGGTCAGGGTAGAAAAGTCCACGCAACTCCAGATCAGCTTCTCAGCGTTGAGCACGTGAGCGAGCGTCATGCATGGGTGATACAGGTAGTGCCCGAACTGTTGCTCCTGGAATGGCAGGGTGCCGATAGCGCGCAGGACTTTGCCGATGGTTGCCAGGTGTGCAGCGCGGGCCGTGGACTTGCCAGCGGATGTGCGCCGAGTCTCGCTGATGCTGATTCGCTGCCCAGGCACGGAGAAGCGCCCGGCCTCCTCCCCTTTCTCGCTGCCCATGGCTGGGAACTGGGCGTCACGCTTGCCGATGCGCCCACCCGTCTTCACTGGTGCCGACTCCGCCCTGTCAATGGCCACAGCGCTGATCGACGCGTTCGATTCGTGTTGTGCTTCGGTCCATACCTGCCTTGCGTTGATCAGTTTCATGCTGCCTGCCCCTTCTTGAGTTCTCTGGTCTTTGCCCGGTATTCGGCGGTCATCGCCTTCAGCTCTTCCACGGTGTACTTTTTGGCCTCATGAGGACCTTCCAGCCAGTCAACGGCCTCGGCGCCGATACGCTTCACCAGCTCAATGCGGTAATTCACGATGTTTCCGGAAAGCCTGGTATTGCACGGCGAACACTGGCGATGGCAGTTCATCGGCTCGAAGCGCAAGGCCGGATTGCTCCCAACGGTGCGGTAATGGCCAGCGTCATACTTACCCTGGTGGTGGCGGCCGCAGCTGACACACGGCAGTGCCGCGTCACGGGCACGCACCCAGGCGTTGAATGCTTGCTGCGTGTCCTTGAGGTGGTCCGCTCTGGTCTTCAGCTTCTCCTTGCGTACCTTGATCTCCCGGCGCTCGCGCTGTGCGAACGACTTTCGCTGCTTATCCTGTCGCTGGCGGATGGTCGCCACTGCACAGTCTGGCGAGCACCAGGTTTGAAACGGCTTCGCTGGGACGAATGAGGCCCTGCATGTAGCTACGCGGCATTTCTTCGACTTGGCCGGCTTCCGTTCGATGGTCATACAGCCTCCTTGGCTGTCTGCCGGTTGTTACCGAACAATGGCGCCTGACCCTGGGCCAGCTTCCAGTCGAACTTCTCTTTGCAGCCTGTAGCGCACTGGCGCTTGTTCAGGCTTGGCATGTTGCTCATAGGCTCGCCACAATTAGGGCAAGGCTTTCCGTATCCGTTGTCGTGACTCATGCAACCTCCTTGAATGCTTCAAACTCTGCCATTTCGGTCAGGCGCTCTTCCGTGAGCGTTGGCCAGTCCTGCAGCACCAGGTACGCGCAGCACTGGCGCCAAAAGTCTTGGAATGTCTCCTCCCCCATCGAGTCGTAGGAAAGGCTGCGGGGTGTCTTGCGGGTGAGCTGGCCCAGGCCGGGAATGTCGAACAGTTCCTCGTCGCAGTACACGCCCGACTCCAGTTGAAGGGCCTTGATTGCGTCGTGTGACTGCTTGCCAGAGAACCGGTCGATGTTCTGGCTTAGCACCCGGCCCAGGCCATGAACCAAACCATTGAACCGCGGGTTGCGCGGCTGCTTGAGGTCGGCACGGATCTTCGCGTTCATCTTAAATTCACGCTCGCGCAGGATCGACCGGTCGGCGTCGGAGGATGGCACGAACGCGGCCACCTCCTTGCCCGTGGCTGGATCGACCAGGCGGCGCAGCACCAGGTACACAGGCATTGGGCGAGGCTTTGCCGGCTTGGTCATGTCAGACCTCCTCCTTGCCGCGCTGCGATTCCCACTCGAACGGGATGACGATTACCCCGCCCTCCCGCAACCGATCAATGCAGCGCTCACCGAGTGCATCTGGCAGCGCCTTCGCATCAAGGTTGGAGACGATCACAGTCGGGCGCATTTGCTCGTACCGACCGTTGATGATTGCGAAAAGTGTGGTCAGCTCGAAGTCGCTGGGCTTTTCCTTGCTGACGCCGATCTCGTCCAAGATGAGCAGCGAGGGGCTGATCAGGCTCGACAGGATTTGGCTTTCGCTCTGGTCGCTGGAGTGGTCGTAGGTGGCACGAATTGACTGAAGGACGGCGCCGATGGTTCGGTACACCGCAGTTGCGCTGGACTTGGCCATGATCTCGTTGGCGATGGCGACAGACAGGTGTGTCTTGCCGGTACCGGGCTTGCCCAGCAGGAGCAGGCAGCGGCCCGATTCGGCGATCTGCGCGAACTCAGCGGCATACCGGCGGCAGGTGTTCAGCGCTTTTCGCTGCTCGGCGCTGGTAGCAACGTACCCGTCCAGGGTCTTGCTGGCGAAGCGTTTTGGGATCAGCGCGGCGCCGAGCTTTCGCTCCATGGCCATGCGTAGCTCCATCGCCTTGTTAGCCAGCTCAGCAGCTTCAGCCTTCTCGCGAATGATCCGGCTGCACTCAGGGCAACCACTTCTCAGCTCTTTGCCGAGTACTGGGAAGACCTTCTGTTCGTACTGGCCGTGGGTCTCGCACTCAGCGGGCTGGACGCGGGTGCCCGGCGGTAGTTCAGGCGCTGGAGAAATTGGCTCAGATCGCATAGGAACCATCCTCACGCTGGATCAGGCCATCGGTATAGTTGCGTTCAGCAAATCCGGTGTGGCGCGACTGAGGGGCCGGCACCGGTGCGGACTCCGCCAAACGCTTAATCACCCAAGACGCCTTGAAGCCCTGCCAGCCAGAATTGAGCGCTTCGGTAATTGCAACGTCTGCGGTGATACCAGCCTCGGCGCACTTGGCCAACTGGGCGTTCACGGTTGACCAGACGGTGGAGGTCACCGCTGCGCGCTTAGTCTTGCGCTGGGTCAGCCAGTCGGCCAGCAGTTGCTCCGGAACGCTGTGCGGGTTGTCGGCCAGCAACTGGGCCATGCCGAACGGAGCCTTGCGATCAGGCTTTGGAGGTTCGGCTGGCTCCTGGGGCGGATTAATCTCTTTCGTAGAAAGAGTTAATAGGGGTTCTTTCTTTGTATAAAGAAGGGAGTCGTCGGTTTTGGTCTGTTTCGCGGCTGAGCCGATTCGGACCACTTGAGCCGAATCAGGCGATATGGTCTGTTTCGGCTCTACGACGAAGATCCACTCTTTTGGGTCGCAAACGCCGATATCACCGCGTGCACCACCCTCTCGATACAGCACGCGACGGCGCAGCAGGCCGGAGATTGCCTTCGACACCGTGTCGGGGTGGATGTGGGTTGCCTTAGCGATATCGACCGCTGGGATGCGATGGGCACCCGTGCTGAAGTTCAAGGTGGCCTTTGCCACGTACAAAACGATCTTCATCTCGCGCGCCGACAAATCGATGGCCATCAAGCCATCCATCATCTGGTTGTCCATTCGGGTGAACCCCCGAGGGTTGTGTATCGGAACAATGTTTGGCATGATTTCTCTCGCTTACCGCTGTAGAAGAAGCCGACCTCGACCGTCGGCTTTTTTGTGCCTGTAATTCAGGCGATGGATTTCAAATTCGGCCGGGCGTCCTTCATCAACTGCTCAGCCTTGCGCCCCAGCTCCCCCGCCTTCGCTTCGACCTGACGGCACTGCTTGGCGAACGCGGGCAAGTGCGGCAGGTCTTGCTCGCACATCACCCGGTCGTCAAACACTTCGCTGCCGGTGTCGATCACATCGCCCAGCGCCCGGATCAGCGCGCCGAAGCTCTTGTTCGCGCATTGGTCGCTAGTCATCTGGCGGGCACCGGTGAGGCCATGGCGGCTCGCCAGTTCGTTCACACAGTGGTCGCGGAACTCAGGCTCAAGGGCGTTGACCCACGACTCTTCCAGCCAGGACGGCATTTCCTGATCGCCGGACAGCCAGCGCTGAACACGCTTGAGCCAGCGGCCGGTCGCCTTCACAAAGTCGGACACGTCGTTCTGAAAGGTAAGCGCGGTGAAGTCCGGCACCTCTTTGGCGATGGCCTTATCCGGGCACGACAGGTGCAGTTCGCGGCTCAACGCCTGAGCGAAGTCGTCCTGGCTCAAGCTGGTGCGCGCGATCTGATTTGCAGCGTGGGCGACCAGTACCTGATCACGGGTTTGTACGGTGTGTCTGGAACTGGACGTTTGCATAGGGGCTGCTCTCTTTTAATCTGGCTTCAATGGAACGGCGAATAGGGATGTCACGCGGCGGTCTTCTGGGGAGGGAGCTGGCACGGAAAGGGACGAATCTCTTCCGCAGTGAACTTCCCGTCTTCGTGTTCGATAACCAGGATCTCCCTGGCCGCTTTCAAGGCTTTCGAAATGGCTGGTGCGCTGACGCCAAGGCCCTTGGCGACAGCGGACTGACCAATTCGCTCAACCAGTTCTGGCAGTGGCGTCTTTTTCATGTCGTTGCCTCAGCAATCTTCGTCAACCCCAATATTAACCGCCGGTTAGCATTCTAGCAACACCGCCGGTTGACGCAATTAAGTTAACCAACGGTTAAATTTCACGGATGAGCAAAAAGAAAGAGTTATCACCAGAGCTGAAAGCTGAGTGCGACGCCGCTAAGGCGCTTTTCGTATCGAAAAGGAATGCGCTCGGTTTGACCCAGGCGAAGCTGGCTGAAGAGGCCGATATTTCCGCCGCTGCTGTGGCCATGTACCTGAATGGCACAAATCCGCTAAATCCGAAATTTGCGGCAGTGCTGTCCCGCCTTCTGGATGTGCCGGTCGAGAGGTTCAGCAAGCGCCTTGCTAATGAGATCAGCGGGTTGACCGGTACGGTTGAGCCCACTCTCGACGCTGGCATATCAGCGGCCGATATGGTGCGCAAAATGCTGGAAAAACAGGGTAAGGGGCTTTCGGATGACTCACGCCGTCGCCTATTGGCGGCAGTAGAGTCGGATGGTAGCGAAGGCTCGATCGAGATTGATTATTACCGGCCTGGGCAAGTGGGCGACGAAGTACGAATTGCTCACTACGACGTTCGCGCAGCCATGGGTGGCGGGCAGATCCCGCACGAATATCCGGAAATGCTCCAGGACATAAGGGTCAGTCCCAAGCATCTGCGCGACCTGGGCGTCACGTTCAAAGAGCACTTCCACCTCAAGATGATAACTGGGTGGGGCCAGTCGATGGCGCCGACGATCAAAGACCGCGACCCGTTGCTCGTCGACATTACGATCCGTGAGTTCACCGGGGACGGCATCTACCTCTTCTCCCACGACGAGATGCTGTACGTGAAGCGCTTGCAGAAGAAAGGCAAGGAGCGCTTCAAGATGATCTCTGACAATAAGCATCACGACATAGAAGAGATCCGCGTGGATGACACCCACATCTTGGCCAGGGTGCTTTACGTATGGAACGGACAACCGGTGTGACGCTATGTCCCTGACCAAGCCAAACCAAGATCTTAAGTGGTCAGCCGTAGCTGAGATCTACATTCGGGCGCGGAAGTTTCCGATGTGGAATGCTCATTGAATTTAACTGCTAAAATAACTGCGCTAAACGGGCGCTAAAACTGAGGATGATCAATTGACCATGGATTTTGTCGCCCGAGATTTTTCTGGATCTAACACCATCACGCACAGCGGCATCACTAAACATTTTAAGAATGTTGAGCCTTGGCAAGCGCTCGCTGAACTTGTTTGGAACGGTCTAGACGCCGGAGCAACAACCGTCCATATCGACATTGAAAGTACAGAAATAGGCGGCACTCTTGCTGTTACTATTTTAGACAATGGCATTGGCATTAACATTGATAAACCAGACGAAAATTTTCGCAGATTCAATGATTCATTAAAAAAGGACTCATTCGACTCTCATGGATCTCAAGGACGGGGTCGACTCGCATTTCACAAAGTATGTCATAGTGCGACATGGTTTACTCGCTTTGAGGGACACGATGCTCGGATTCTAGTGCTGAGCAGTAATCTAAGCGCAGTTGATGGTAGGACCATTCAGCGAGATGAGCAGCACGTTCTGCTTTCAAATTTTAAGTCTGGCACATGCGTTACTCTTACGAACTTTGAAAAAAACCTCCCTACAGACAGCTTTCTAATAAAAGAATTCAGCAAAGAATTTGGACCGCACCTTGTGCTGATGTCGGAAAAAACAATCACTATAAATGGCATTAAAATCCTACCCCAATCGCACACGAAAACCTCGCTAGCCATCAAAATAAATTCTGCGATATTTGATGTAGATCTTGTCCAATGGGATGAGAAGCCTGGCACGGAAAAGTCTTATCTTTACTTTATATCTAGCAAGTTAAAAACGATTTACAAGCAGTACAGCAGCCTGAACAAAAAAAGAGACTATTATACTTCCGTTTTTATCAAATCTTCTTTTCTTGAGCGGTATGTTAAAGAAGATGATAGCTTAAGCGAACCTTTTAGTTCTTTCTTGACATCCGAAGATTTCCGGCTGCTCATTAGGGACTTAAATGCGTTCTTAAGGCATTGCTATGCAGAGTTCCTTGTAGGTAAAGCACAAGAGCAAATTGACGCGTTTGAAAAAGCTGGTGACTTTCCAACTTATGAGGGCCTTAACCATAGTGAGTCCACATGGCGATTATCTCATGTTAAAGAGATCGTTAAAGCCGTACTAATCAGAGAGCCAAAATTATTCGTCGGCGGTAATAAAACCCAGCGCAGACTGATAATAAGATTATTAGACAGGCTGTCAGTTTCAAACGAAAATAGTGGCATATTCGATGTACTCGAAAGCGTACTTAATCTGGATGCCGCAGCCATGACCCAACTTGCAAGTCAGCTAAAGAAAACAAAGCTCGACAACATCATCCAAACGATTGAATTATTGCAGCATCGCGAGTCGGCAGTTGGCCAGGTCAAGGAAATCATGAACATCCACTACAAAGATGTTCTAGAGACTCCTGACTTACAAAAGGTTATTGAAAGCAACACTTGGCTATTTGGCCCTGCTTACGAAATTCTCGGAGCGGAAGAGGATACATTCACAAACACGGCGAAAAACCTTCGCTCTAAAATAAAAAATATCGGTGAAGTTACTATCGAGGATTTAGCCAGCGATGTAGAGATCGAAGGCGCGAATCGACAAGTAGATTTACTTTTAATTCGTAAAAAATTACAACTCGATGCAAGGGGCCGCAAATTTTTCAGATGTGTGATAGTCGAGATCAAACGACCTGGGGTTTCACTAAACAATAAACATCTGCAACAACTTGATGAGTACGCATCGATTTTAAGTCACTACCCTGAATTTAACAGCGACCTTACGAGATTTGAATTAATTTTAGTAGGGCGAAACATTTCTAAAGAAGCCTATTCTATCCACAGCAGGCTGAAAACTTCGCAGGTGTACGGTGAGCCTGGCCTTGTTACAAGTGACGACAAAATTAAGACCTATATTAAAACATGGCCAACCATTTTTGATGAGTTCGAAATCAGCAATGACTACCTACTAGACCGGCTGAAAACTCAGCGCGCCTCACTGTCATCTTCCTCGAAAGAAGAGCTTCTCGAAAGTCTTCAAAAAGAGACAGCACAATAGTAACGGCGAGCCCGTCGCCTCGGCGGGCTCATCTTCGAATGTCAGAAAGGTGCCACATCTTCCTCTGACTCAAGCTCGACCTCTCCCCTCCCCGCTACCGCGACCTCCTGCTGCTCCCACCTCACCGTTACGCTGCCATCGTCATTGAGCGTCAGCTCAAGCTCGTCCGTCTCGGCGATCACACCCAATACCTCTTCCCATTCCCGATCACCGTCCGCGTCTAGGCGATGGATATTCACCCAGCGCTGAAGCTGCGCGATTGGATGATTGATCATCTCTGAAACCCGCAGGCTTAACCTTTCCATGCCTGAAATCTCAGCTCTCGCCTGTCGCCTAGGCTGCTGCATCGCACTCATATTTCCCTCCCGAAATTACTGTTTATACATACAGTAACGAGAAAAGAATACATCAGCCGCAGGAAATTTAAATTAACCGCCGGTATTGACGTCAACAAAACCGGCGGTTAATGTTTGCTCATCGCAGCGACTTACGAGGGGCTGTGAAGGGCCTCACAGCCCGACGCTCTTTAGCGACACCCCTTGCCGGATCACCACCGGCCCAGATTCAAAGGCAGCGATGAACCGGCCTCAACGGTTCAGAGGGTTGGCAACTGACCCGGGCGTGCAGCGTAAAGCGCCAAGAACAGTTATCCAGCGGGAGAACAAGCCGAAAGGCCCGCGGCTGGAGTGACATTTGATTCAAGCCGGTGACCGACGCCAGTAGCGGGTCACGGCGAACAGATTTCCTCGATGACCTTGGCGACAGGGTCATCCGGAAAATCGGACGGAGTAGACGAAATGCCAACGAAGCGCGGAAGCGAAATTCAAATAGGTGACGTGATCTACCTAGGCCTGGGAGATCGCACTGGCAGGGTCGCCGACTTCAAGGCGCACCCAAGGCTTGCGGAGCTGCACCCAGGCTTGACGGCCAGGGTCGCGGTAACTGATCGAGGCTCAATCACCATCATCGACCAGGAGCCGATCAGGGTGCCGGAGTGAAGCTTTCACTGGCAGGCCTTCGCAAGAAGGCCTGACGGGAAATCAACCCGGAGACAGCAGCATGCAAATCAATCAGCAGAAAACGGTGCAGGTGGATGTGACTGAGCTGCACCTGCACATCAAGGTCCGCGACGGGTTCGCTGCTGGCCTGAAAGACGCCCAGGGCGAAGAGGTCGGCAGCTATGAAGGCTATGTGCCGGACTTCTTCCCTGGTGAGCATTACGGCGACTACCTGATCCTGAACATTGACCTGGGGACAGGCCAGATCAAGAACTGGAAAAAGCCGGCCGCCGCCGACATCGAAAAGATGATCGAAGCGGAAGACTGAACAACCAGCGACACGACAGCCTGTCGTTAACTGCCCGGTCCTCTCTATGAGAGCGCATCGGAAGTCACACGGTACCGCGAAAGCGCCAGCCGGCATTCGGGAGAAAGGGTTTGATTCAGCTTGCAGAGTGATCATCCGCGCGAGTAAGGCATGACCCCGGCTATGTGTGACTTCCGATGCGGACGAAACTGCGGCCTATAACCGCCCACCTGCATCACCGCAACACGCAGATGAATGCCCGGGCTGACGGGCAAGTGTAAGACCTGAGGGATCGCGGGAATCGTGGCCGGTAGAGTGAGTAAGCGCCCAGATGGCCACGGCGAGTCCAAGAATAAGCGGCTGAAACCTTCGCCCCGGTGAAACTCCGGTGTCACTAAGGCCGCTAATAGTCGTGCCGGGATCAGCTCCGGTCATCTGCATCACCCAACCCAACCCAACCGGAGATCACCATGCTCCTACTGTTCCTGATCGGCGCAGCGCTCAGCCATGCGCGGCCAGAACCGCCACCTGATGACGGCCTGCCAACCGGTCCCTTGCGCTTCCATCGTGAGCGTTGGCGTTCTCGACCGGGGCTCTCGGCGTTCTGGCGCTGACGGTCCCGCCCAAAAATCAACTACTGCATCCGAGAGGCCAGCGTCCAACTGGCCTTTCTTTATCCCGCCTCTACCCGTCAGCACTCCTCCCCCGCGCCCATCGGCAACCAGCGGGAGGCATGAGTGTTGACGAATACAGGTGAACAACCCGCCACTTTGGAGGCGACCATGTCAGCACTACGCAAGACTCAGTTTGAGCACGACGAACAACTACCGCCTCCGGTGAGCGAAGCCGCTCAGCAATTGGCTCGCAGCGAATGGCTGTACAACGCAGCCGAAGAGCTGGCCAGAGGTGGCAGCGTGATGTTCAAGCGCCACTTGCACCCCCAGCAAGGCGTCACGGCCTACCAGTTCGCACTGGCTGTCGATGAGTACGCCAACAACCGACTTGCCGACTGCGGCGTCGACGCTCCAGCCCTGGGCTACTTACTGATCGCTGGGATGGCGGGCTCAAGGGTGAAGTCGGAAGCATTGGAGCTGCTCGGCCAGAGTGACCACCAACTTGGGAAGCTCGGCGAGATTGCCGAACGCCTACTCAAACCTCTGGCTGATGACGCTCTGATCGCCCAGGCCGAGGACAACGAACTGTGAGCCCATACGTTGAGATCGATAAAGCGCTTTTCGCTCTTGAAGATCCAGACAAGCCAGCGCTCGACGAGATCCTAGCCGAGGGTTTGATCGTCCGACACTTTACTTCGGGCGCCATCAACGCAGAAGAATTCCACTGGTATAGCGCCCGTCTACTGGATGTCAGCCGGCGGCGTAAGGAGATTCAATGAGTACTGCACCGGTTAAATCCCTGATCGACGAGCAACTCGAAGACATCAGCGCTCACAACCTTCGTGAGGCCTACAGCCTTGCCGAGCGGCGCGGCTTCTTCGGCGCACCGGTTGAGCAATTCGCAGAACCTGGCTACGGCGGTCGAGTGCTTCAGGTCCTGCGCTACCGGGTTCAGCAGCAGGATCAGCAACCGAGCTGATCAGCCTTTGCCCTTGTTCTTGTTTTTCGCACTGCCCTGCCGCGCTTTGAATTTTGGATTGGATTTACAGATCACGTAGATCCGTCCACGGCGCATTACGATCTGGCAGTCACGGTGACGGTTTTTCGCTTCTTTGAGTGAGGACAGCACTTTCATAGGTGAGGCTCCTTGCAACAAGTTGAAATGTTATTACGTATCTTAAATATGAATAAGAACGTTTATCAACCTTTATTTCCCTCCCCCTTTTCACCGCTGCGATCGTCGCGGCAAGGATCTCTCATGACCACAAACACGCGAATTTGGGACCAAGTCGATACCACTGACCCAAGCGCAACAAAGAACTTCACCGGCATGGGCGGCTTTAAAGGCACCGCCATCAAACCTACCTACCTGATGCATAAGGCCACCGAAGTGTTCGGCCCTTGCGGTGAGGGCTGGGGCTGGACGGTGCTTGAGGATCGCTACGACGAAGGCGCCCCGCTCCAGGCTCCTACCAAGGAGTGGCCAGATGCTCCGCGCATCAACGCCAAGCTGCACACGCTGAAAGTGGAGCTGTGGTACCTGGGCAAAGATGGGCAGAAGTGCACCATCGTGCAGTACGGCCACACGCCGTTTGTTTACCTGCAGAGCGGAAAAATCGTGACCGACTGGGAGGTGTCCAAGAAGTCGCTCACTGACGCTATTGGCAAGTGTATGCAACCACTCGGCTTCGCCGCAGACATTCACATGGGCTTATTCGACGATCCAACCTACGTCGACACCATCGCCGAGGAGTTCAAGCTTGAAAAGGCGGAGGACAAAGACGCCGAAATGCTTCGCCAAAAACAGGAGCGTGTCGAGTGGCTTGCTTCCGCGGTCGAGACCATCGGCAAGGCCGTCACTACACACGAACTCAAGCTTCTGAACGTGAAGTACATCCGTGAAGCCACCCGCCGCAATGAGCCTACCTTCATTGCACGCATCACTCGCGCATTCGAAGAGCGCAAAGTTGACCTTGAAAAAGGTACGGAGGCAGCAGCATGACTCAGCTCTACGCACTCACCGGTAAGCTCGCCGAACTCCAGGCCATGGCCAACACCGATGACGAGGGCCTGAAAGAGGCCTTGCAATACGCCATGGACGAGATTCAAGGCGACTTCGAGGTAAAGGCCGACAACATCGTCATGCTGCGCCGCAACATCGAGAGCGACGTGACCGCCATCGACAACGAAATTGAGCGCCTGGCCGAACTCAAACGGATCAAGTCCAACAGCGTGTCGCAGATCAGCGACTACCTGCGCCGCAACATGGAAGCCGCCAACATTAAGTCGATCAAGCGGCCGCTGTTCACCATCACCTTGGCCATGGGTAGTGAGCGGGTGATCGTTGATAACGAAGATGCCGTTCCAGACGAATTGACCTCTGTGAAATCAAGTATCACCCCAGACAAAAAGGCCATCGCCGCCAAGCTCAAGGAAATCCGCGATCACAACGAGGCTGTGCGCAAGCGGATGGCCGCAGGTGAAGACGCCGAATACGAACTTCTACCCGAACCAGTTTGGGCTCACTTGGAGCGCGGCGACAGTTCGATCCGCATCAAGTGAGGTCAGCATGATCAGCAACCACCTCCAGCTGGTCGGATAGTAAGAATAAGATTAGTTTCATAGCTACGCACCTAGCCAACCGAATCTTCGCCACAGGGCGATTTTTACCACTAAGAAGGACTTATAAATATGGAAGTAATTGTAGGTAAAGATACAGCGTTCGGAACGAGCGGTTACGCCCGACAATTCGTTTCGATTAAAGATATCTTCGATGTCAGCGGTGAGGCTCCGGGAGAACAAGCACTACTTAGCTCATATCACGCTGATCGCCGCATTGGTGGAGGCACATTGGTATGGGCCTCCGAAGTATTGAAAACCAGCCACGATGGATTTCGAGTTTTCAGTCCCACTGTAGCCAGCACATCACTTTCAACCTCTCAGTCGTCCATTCTCGACTACATGACAGGGTCCGGCGAAACCGATCCACAGGGTTCGGGTTGCTGGCTTCGGCTGCTCGAAGGTGCGGTTGAAATGGAATATGGAGGTGTCACAGAGGGCACCGAGTGCGGCCTGCTCGTCCAGAGGATAATTGATGCATGCGTACCATCAGGAATATCGGTACATTGTAATATTTCCTTAACCGTAGGCTCGCCACTAACAATTCCTGCATACAGGACTAACCCACCCGCATCCCTCGACTTTAATCGATCTCGAGTTCACATCCGGCACCTTATATGTATTCAAACATCGGGGGCCGCTGTATCTGTTGGTAGCTGTACAGCACGACTCACCATTGACTGGATGCAGGGCCCGGGCTTTAGTGGCAATCCATTGGTAGGCATAAAAATCTCGGGGCCGGGCGGAAACACTATTGATGTAGGGCAAATTGGAGGTTTTCAAAATAACGTCGAATTTAACAATTCCTACTCAAACGTCGTGAACATGGGATGGTGTGATAATGCCATTAGAGGCATTGCATTCATCAGCAGCAACGCAAACAAAGTAAACGGCGGGCACATTGGCGGGCGATATAGCGATGGAACTACGCTAATTGATCCAACCACTTGTGAGGTCGGAGTTTACGTTGACCCAACAAGTGCGAACAACATGATTTATTCAACTATTGAATACTGCCGACGCTCCGAGATCTCGGTAGGACTGCGTGACAGCGGTTTTGCAACTGTCTATAGAGGTTACATTGAGTCATGCACTGGCTGGAATATTTATGCTGATGGGAAGGATGCCGAAATCGAAGTCCTTGCAGGAGGCACCACAACTAGAGCAGATGGAGCGGGATTTTACGCAGGCCCCGGCAATACAATTAACCTCGCTACACAGGTAGATTACTACAACGAGCTACCTAGAGGGGACAATACTAGCCTCACCTTTCTATCACTACAGGCGATAGCCTCCGCTGGCACTGGCAAAGTCAACGGAAAAAGTGGGATGGAAACTATCACGCGTAACTATAACTCAGCTAAAAACCTTCTTCTAGACAGCAGTAATTTCCTTTCCGACAGCTGGAACAAAGGAGGCACGTCCGGTGCAAGTTGGTCGGGAATAGCGACATTATCTGATTCAGCGATGCCTGATTCGGGATATGAAAACTCAACTCAGATTATCTTCCCAGCATTGCCTTCTGAAAGTGCGATTTATCGGGCGTCCCAGGGGCCAATAAATATGATTAATGGACCGGTCAGCTTCGGATGTTTCGTATTATGCGCGTCGGGCGATATCGAAATAATGCTTCGCGTTGTAAACAGTACGGGTAGCGTGCAGCATCGACATGTTACTAGGCTGAAAGCATCTGCGAATTTTCAAAAAATCGGCAGCGAATTGACCTACTCTGGCGCGACAGATTCAAATTCAACTTTTGAAATTACTTTTCGAAGTTCCATTGGGGCGACGATCTATGTGACTAATTGCTACTTTCAGAACCGCGTCGGTGTAAAATTCCCACCTGCCAATGGCAATACTCTAAAAGATGTTCTATCAGGAGAGGATGTCGGTGGAAATACGTTTCATAACGGAGCGACGATTAATGGGATCTTCCGAACAAACTATCGAGTTACTTCCAAATCCATAACATTGGACCAAAATAGGATGCAGTACTCTATGGAGGTGCTTACAGGTGAAGGATACAACGTGCTCCTTGAACCTGGTCGTGATGGTCAAGAAATCACCTTTAAAAGGGACTCATCAGCCGGCACAGTCGGAGTAATCCCTCTGGGAGCAACAATAGAAGGCTCGCTAGACCCTATTCCACTTTCTACAGCCTGGCAAACCTTGCGCTTAAAGTACATTCAAACTCCAGCTTTTACAGGCTGGATTAGAGTTTAGCAGAACCAAATACCTCGAAATATCGAGGCATTTTTTAATAACACCGTAATATTTCTATTTGCACTTTCGCGGAAGCCGCAACAGTAGTTAGCGGTAAGCGGATAGCCGATCTTAACTTGGTTAACCGTCCTCAAAAACTGTAGAGCCTAGGCAAAACCAGCTCAGTATCAAAAGCATATTAAGGGGCACTGCTTCATGCGCCGCATAGCCCGCATCCAGCAACGCAAACGTCAAACCTGGCTCGCACCGCCGGCCAGCGGAATAGAAGAGGCAGGCCATGGCCAAGACTGTGCAGGAACGATCGGCCAAGGCTGCGCAGAAGCGGCTGGCGGTCGCGGAGAAGGAATTGCGGCACAAGGTCAGGCCGGGTATCGAGCAAGCCATGGAGCGTATCCGGCTGCGCGGCCAAGTTCCGATCATCAGCGAAGTCCTGCAGATCGCCATCATGAAGATGGACTTGATGCCAGACGACGAGTTGATCACCTTCTTGAGTTATCCGCGCCACGAAATCGTGATTAGCGAAAACGTGGCGCGGGAAATCTATACCAAAGGCCAGCTGCAATCAATGATGCTTGACGTCAGGGATTCCTAAGAATGAATTTCGCTTGTACGCTGCTATTTTAGGCTGCGTGCGTTTAGAAATCCAAAAGCGAACAATACTCACAAAACGGTTTATGCGACACGATACGGTGTCTCTGATTTTTCAACACGAATCCCTTGTTGAAGAGATTTAACCCTGCCTATTTGAGCTACAAACTCACTCATAGACTGGAACGCCATTTCTTGATACTTCATAGGCCCTACTTGAATAGAGGTGATGCACTCCAAAGGCATTTCTACCTCAATATAGGGAACCAACATGTCCCCTCTCGCGCGATATTTAGTATCACGGGCTTCGGGCGCACGGTCGTCGAGAAGCAACCTCCACTCTTTTTCTTCTTTGAACCCTGGATGCTTAAATATCGCAACCATCTTGATTAGGTCCATATATCCTTCAGTTCCACGTAACTCCACACGCCCAGCAAAATCGCGTATATCTCTACCGACACTGCGCAGGGCATCCACAATCGGAGCAAAGGTTACCTCGCGAGCTTTATCCAAGCCGTAGCGGCAACGAGTCAAATGCTGCCCCCATTTTTCAGTATCAATTTCAATAGCGTAAGCGCCGTAGGCTCTCCATTGACTCAAGAGGTCACCTTCTTCGCTGAACGATAGGGAATAGCTAGGATGGCCGTTAAATTCCGCGTCAATTAGTGAAGATAATTTTTGCAACACGTGCTCATGCGCTTGCTCCGCGTAATCCACACTTAGCCTGTGTTTTGCTCTTCCCTCTCTGATATCCGTCTGAACCAAATCTGCTCCATACCGAAGCTCTTGAGAGTCGTTCAGATAGCGCATATCGGTGAGGCGCATCTTGTTGTACATGAGAATTGATTGGACCGCCGCTGCGTCCGTGTAGTGGTAGAGCTTCACTTGCAATCCTACTTTCGAATTTGTGTAGCTGTAATCAAACAACATCCACATCCAAATTGCCACCACCGGTCACGGAGGGCGGCGCTTACCTGAGGTAAAAGAAATGCCTGTACGCCATAGCGTCATCCACAAGATCGACAAGAAGCCTGACGGCAGCCCGGCGGCTGTTTACCTGGCTTCCACTGAGCAGATTGAAAGCGGCGCCCGCGACGATCTGATGAGCCAGCTCAACGAAAGCTACAACACCACCGCCGGAAAGGGCTGGGGTTTCTTCCATCAAGAATCAGGCGCCCACCCCTTCAGCGGCTGGCTCGGCAAGTATCTGGCCGGCGACACCGACTTCCTGTCGTTCAGCACCACGTCCGTCGAACACCTGACCAAGCTGATGGAAGAGTCGAACCTCACCACAGGTGGTCATGCCCTCTTCTGTCACTACCAGCAAGGCCTGACCGATTACCTGGTCATCGCCCTGGTGCAGGAAACCGAAGCGGTGACTATGACCGAAGAGCTCACACTGATGACGGTGAAGCGCCTGGACCTGGACCACATCCGCCTGGCTGCGCGCATCAACATTAGCGAATGGAAGAGCAACCCGCAGTCGAAACAGTACATCTCCTATATCAAGGGCAAGCAGGGTCGCAAGATCAACGATTACTTCCGCGACTTCATCGGCTGCCAGGAGGGCATCGACGGTCCGAGCGAAACACGCACCCTGCTGAAGGCGTTCAGCGACTTTGTTGAAAGCGAGGATTTGCCAGAAGAGTCAGCCCGCGAGAAGACGCACACGCTGGTCAGCTACTCAATGGCCCAGGCCAAGCTGGGCGAGCCGATCACCCTCGACGAGCTGTCGAGCCTGATCGACGAAGACCGGCCGAAGAACTTCTACGACTTCATCAGGGCGAAGGACTACGGGATTTCCGAGTCCCTGCCGCCAGACAAGAAGACGCTTAACAAATTCCGGCGCTTCACCGGTCGCGCTGAGGGCCTGTCGATCAGCTTCGAGGCGCACCTGCTGGGCGACAAAATCGAATTCGACGAAGCCGGCGGCACGCTGACGCTACGCGGCCTTCCAACTCAACTTACCGAACAGCTCAAGCGCGCCTCGTCCTGAGACATTGCTTACCGCTGAGATTTCACTAGCTGGTCAATAAGGCCCCAGGCTTGCTCGCGCGCGTTCTGCCTGGCCTTATCCAGCGAGGCAAACAGTTGGTCGCCAGGTCGGATTGGCGGCAGGCCTGGAATTCTGAGCTGATAAGTGAACCCGTTCGTGTGGTGTCGCACCTCAATGTCGAACTGATGGCCTTGGCTTTCATCACTGAATGTTTCAACGCTTGGCATATCCGCTCCTTGATCCGGCTCCATGCCGGTCACCCGTAATACCCCATATCACTGAACAGCGCCAGCCGGCGAGGATAACGCCATGCCTGAAATCACCTATGGCTCTGTGTGCAGCGGCATCGAGGCCGCGACACAAGCGTGGCACCCGCTGGGCATGAAGGCCGCCTGGTTCGCCGAGATAGAGCCGTTCCCCTCGGCGGTCCTGGCCCACCACTACTCCGACGTGCCGAACCACGGCGACATGACCAAGCTGGCCGCCCTGGTGCTAGCAGGCAAGATCCCGGCGCCGGACGCGCTGGTCGGCGGAACCCCCTGTCAGGACTTCAGCGTTGCCGGTATGCGAGCGGGTCTCGGTGGTGAGCGAGGGCAACTAACAATCAAACTCGTGGAGTTAGCAGATGCAATTGACCATGTTCGAACCGCAAGAGGATAGCCTGAGTGCATCCTTACCTGGGAGAACGTCCCCGGCGTCCTTAGCGACAAAGGGAACGCCTTCGGATGCTTTCTTGGCGCGCTTGCTGGGGAAGACTGCGAGCTGCAGCCTTCAGGGAAAAAATGGCAGGACGCTGGTTGTGTGTATGGACCCAAAAGAACAATCGCGTGGCGGGTCCTGGACGCCCAATATTTCGGCCTGGCCCAACGACGCCGTCGTGTGTTCGTTGTCGCAAGTGCTCGAGACGAGTTCGATCCCACCGAGGTACTTTTTGAGCGAGAAGGCGTGCGCAGGGATACTGCGCCGCGCCGAGGTGAGGGGCAAGATGTTACCGGAACAGCTCCTTTCGGCCCTGCGCTCCAGTGTGGATGTGGATATGTCTACGCCGAATCCTTAGGGCAGTACGGTTGCCCGAACTGCGAAGGCGATGAAGGGCCGGCGGTCGATATGGTCGGGGGCATCCCTGCATTTGGCGGGCATAGCCTGGGCGGATCTATAGAGCGAGCCGCTACGCTCACCGCCAAGGACAGCCGGCTTGATATTGAAACCGAAACATTCCTGGTGCACGGTATCGATGTTCGCAACGTCGCGCTGACTGGTGAACTCACTCACACCATTCAAGCGGGTGCTCACGCACCAGACCCGGGCGGCACTCCACATATCCTCTCAAATTCCAGTATTCGGCGCTCCACTCCACGCGAGTGCGAACGGCTCCAGGGCATGGCCGACGACTACACTCTGATCCCCTGGCGCGGAAAGCCTGCAAGCGAATGCCCGGACGGGCCCCGCTACAAGGCGATCGGCAACAGCAAGGCCGTCACCGTGGTTCGCTGGATAGGCAGGCGCCTTCTGAGGCAGCTTCACTCATAATCATCTTTCATGTTGCGGATGATGGGATGTGCATCACTTCGCCTGTAGACCCGCAGCTTCAACCCGCTGGAGCAAGTAATCACCGAGTATTTTTCAGCGGGTGGCTGTTTCTCAGCGATAACTTCTGAGCAGTCCCAGCCGTAGGTATTTAAAGCATGCCAAGCGAGATCAGCCTTGCTGAGATTCCGACTGCTATGGGCATTGGAAAGGTCGTAACTAAACTTTGAATCTTCTGCCTTTGTAGCCTCAACTGCCTGGCTTACTGGAGCGGGTGCAGGTGCAGCCTTGGTCTCGGCAGCTACATAGCTCGGGTTACTAGCTGGGTTCGGGTTGTTTTTGCTATCGAGCCCCCCCTTTCCAACGAGTAGTGCCAATCCAGCAGCCAAAATAATCCCTACCGTTCTTCTCTCCATCACTGCGGATCTCGCCCTAAAGATTGTGATCATCTCAGCTCGCGCTGCTGCCAGTCCATAGCTTGAAAACTGAACTCACTCCACCGCCCGGGCATGGCCCGGCAAGGACTCCCCGTGAAACGAATTTATCTCAGCGGGCCCATGAGCGGCTTGCCCGGCCTGAACTTCCCCACCTTCCACAGCATGACCGCCAGCCTGCGCGCCATCGGCCACACAGTCACCAACCCCGCCGAGATCAACCCGGAAGGCGGAACGTGGACCGACTGTATGCGCCGCGACATTACCGCCCTGATGGACTGCGACACCGTGGCCACCATGCCCGGCTGGGAGAATTCAAAGGGCGCAAAGCTGGAAGTGCTGATCGCCGAGAAGCTCGGCATGACCGTTGTGGATGCCCATGATCTGGTAACGAGGGAAATTATGAGTGATATTCAAAATCAGCTAGAAGAACCAAAAGCGTCCTTGCTGACAGCTTGGTCCTGGACTCAGCGACGAAACATGTGAGCATCACGAATTTCGGCAAACTGGACCATCAGCAAATCGTTCATGTGATCGGTTTTCGTTCTTATCGTATGCTCAACTTTATTAACATCAATACAAGTAAGCTCATAGGACGTTATCCTTTTTTCGTAAAATTCTATTTCCCCGGCAAATACCAACCACCCGTGCAAAGGCACACCGTGTTGCACGGGAGAGTCTTTTTTGTAGATAAGCTTTTTTGAAAACTCAGGAACCTCAACGGGGTCCCCTTCAATAGTTGTAAATGTAAAGGATGGTGCATTTTCAATACCATAAACCCGTTCAACTCCAACCCATACGCCTTCAATTTCGACTCTCAACCGATAATCTAGTATATGCATCGAATTTTTACGTAAGTTGTGTATGTATGGGTACGTGACGAATGTTGTGGCAATCCCTCCGCCTAAATCGGCCCTACCTCTAAAGACATTAATTATTTGCCCAGCAATTTTTGGCTTATTCGAGAGATGGTCTAAAAAAACTTTAAACCAGCCGGAAAACCCAAAAACCAACGCAAGCCACGGTAAAATTTTCGAAAGATCCACAGATGCCTTCCTTTCAAATCTGTTTTTGTAAGCTGGTCACGTTACAGCAACGGTTATCGGCTGTCCCTCCCCTTCAAAGTCAGCCGCTATAGCGGCAAGGACACCTCATCACGGGTACGGGCAAAAGTCTCCAAGGCTATCCCTGGCAATTTTTACTGCGTACTCAAGTAGTTCTAGGGGAACACTTTGCTCAAAGAGGCTTACTTCAAAGCGCAGCGTTTCGTCATTCCGAAAGATCTCGAACATCTGCGTTCTATCACCTTCCCAGCACTCTAAAGCCAAGCCATCGTGACCTTCGACGATGCTTGAGGCACGGCAAAAACGGTATTCAATTCCGTGTACGACCACATCTCACCTCCATTTCTAAGGAGGCAACGATACCTCTCCCCTCTATGAATTTGATAGCCGCTATGGCGGCAAGGACGAAGTCATGCCTGAAGAAATCGAAAAAGCCTGGCCGGACCACTACCGCTATATCGACACCATTGGACCGGAAGGCCTGGAGGTGCACTGCATCACCTATCAGGTGATCGGCGAAACCGCGCAGTGTTTCTACATTGGCGATACCCATACCTGCGACCTGGTCAAAGGCCCGCAATACAGCTGGACCGCTGAGGCGATTAAGAAGCGCAGAAAGCGCGTGCTGAAAGACGGTGGCAACTGGGGCCGTCGATTCGCCTACACCGACAAGGCGCTGGCACTGCGCTCTTACAAGGCACGCAAAGCCTGGCAGCTGCGACACGCTCGTCTGTCAATGGAGCGGGCCCAAGCGGCAATCGGGTACTTCGGCGATGGCCAGGCAGAAAGCGTCTTACCGGAAGCGGCAGTGACAATCCCGAACGTATACATCCAGGGCTTAAATTGGGAGGACTACTGATGATCGCCACCCTCTGGTTCGCCTACGTCTTCATCTACAAGGGGCCACGATGATGATCCTGCGCGAAGGCTTCATCCGGCGAAAGCTCGAGGCTTCCCTAGTCCGCCTTGCTATCGCAATCCTCGTGGGGCGCAACGTTCAGCGCTCCTTGGTCGTGTCACGCCGCGACAACAACGACATGTGGTACATGGCCGAAGAGCTCGAAGCCATCGCCGCCCGAATCAGCAAAAACTACCCCTAACCCCAATCCCCCTACATGCCTGCCTGTGAGCGAAGTCACGGCAACTGACTATCGATCCATCGTTCAGCTGCCGCCATCGCGTCATCAAGCGCTGCCGGATAGTCAGGCCAAGGGCCTTCCAACTTTGCTGCAACCTCACCCAAGCCATTGATGGGTGCTGGCTCAATGATCTTTGCGGCAACAGGGCTCTGGTCGTTCGGGCGACGCCAGTCGAACTTGAGAAACATCACGTGGCCCCGGTAAGCGTGCGCTATCGGAGCATCGAAGTTGTGTGACACGTCCATGCCTCATCACGAACTAAGTTGAACCCTTTTGTACACCGCTTCGGTCCTGTTTGAAAGATAGGCAGAAAGCTATCACTCCAATCCCCTATGCGCCGCCCCAGCGCGGCTAGGACACCCCCCATGTTCGCTATGAAACTCACCCTGACTGTACTGGGCGCCCTGTTGTACCTGGTAGGAACCCTCGGCTGGTTCTTCTGGGCTGGGCCTGACCTTGTTGGCACAGGCACCAACGAGGCACTGCTCTACGCCTTCACCGGCACATGCGCCTGGCTGCTGACCTCCTTCGGCCTGGCAATCCAAATCATCAAGACAGCGCGGCCTGCGGGCTCACTCGACAAACCAGAGGCATAGAGGTGCACACCATGGAAATGCAAAGCGAAACCCTTGCCGAAGAAGAAATCGCCGCCATCACTGGCTATATGATCCCCTCGCGCCAGATCGCGTGGCTCAACCTGAATGGATGGAAATACGTGCTGACCCGGGCGCGCAGGCCGGTTGTGGGCCGGGTGTACGCCCGGATGAAGCTGGCAGGCGTAAAACCCTCAGCAGAAAACGTTGCGGCCGAAGCCTGGTCGCTGGACTTGTCACGGGTAGGATAAAAAGATGCGAGCGAAAAAGGCGGCAAACAGGGACCTGCCGCCGCGAATGATTCGGCGCGTACGCACGCTGAAGGGTGGCAAAGAGTGGGTTGGCTATTACTACGACGGGAGGAATGAAGACGGGAAGCGGGTGGAAATCCCGCTCGGGGGTGATTTGGATATCGCCAAGGCTGAATGGGCAAAGCTTGATTGCAAGCCGGCACCGAAGAAGAACGCCCTGCTGACCCAGGTGTTTGATCGTTACGAGCGGGAGATCATCCCAGGCAAGAAGCTCAAGACGCAGAGTGACAACCTGCTGAGCCTTAAACAGCTTCGCAAGGCTTTCAACGACGCTCCCATTGATGCGGTTTCGCCACAGATCATCGCGCAGTACCGAGACAGCCGGACTGCCAAGGTTCGGGCCAATAGGGAGATATCCCTGCTGTCCCACATCTACAACATTGCGCGGGAGTGGGGGCTCACAGAAAACAACCCCGCCGCCGGCGTGCGCAAGAACAAAGAGGTGCCGCGTGACTTCTACGCCACCGAGGAAATTTGGGGCGCCGTGTATGCGGTAGCAGCCTCGGAACTGCGTGACGCGATGGACCTGGCCTACCTGACTGCCCAGCGCCCGGCGGATACGCTGTCGATGCGTGAGGCGGACGCCGTGAACGAATTCCTGCAGGTATCCCAGGGCAAGACATCGAAGAAGCTACGCATTCGCCTGACCGCTGCCGGCGCACTCAATGACCTAGGCGCCTTGGTTGCAAGGCTGATAGAGCAAAGGCGCTCCCGCGGCGTGCGAAACCCTTACCTGATAGTCACGGAAGACGGCAGGCAGGTGACTAAGCACATGCTCCGGTTACGCTTTGACGATGCTCGCGACAAAGCAATCGCCATCGCCAGAGAGGCAGGCGACGGTGTTCTTGCATCCAGTATTCGACAGTTTCAGTTCCGTGACATCCGCCCGAAAGCAGCCAGTGAGATCCTGGATCTGGGCGATGCAAGCCGCCTGCTGGGGCATACGGACAAGCGGATAACCGAAACGGTTTACCGTCGTGTTGGGGAGATTGTGAAGCCGACGCGCTGA